GAGAACCTCGGCGAGCTCCGGTGGACGGTGGACCGGCCGGACGATCTGTACTTCGTGCAGTGGGTCTACCGGAACCTGCCGGACGGGTTCGGGTGGCAGGAGGTTCTGGCGCTCAAGAACGAGTACGTGTCCAAGATGTTCCGGTTGCAGCGCAGCGAGGGCCCAGGAGCCTATCTCGACGTGCCTCTTCAGATCGCAGTATCGCCGTCCGACGAGGCGCGGTTGAGGTTCGGCGCATGAGCAAGCACCGGGCGGTCATCATCGGGTGCGGCCGGATGGGCGCCGGCCGGGACCACGTCTCGCCCTGGGTCTACAGCCACATCGAGGCCTATCTGGCGACGGACCCGGACCGCGTCGAAGTGGTCGGCTTCGTGGACCGCGTCCTGGCCCGGGCCGCGCAGGCCGCAGAGAAGTGGACGGTGGACTTCTACGGCGACAACGTCTCGGCCGCGCTCGATCATCTCAAGCCGGACATCGTCTCGATCTGCACCCCGCCCAGCGACCGCTTCGAGATCATCAAGGCCTGCGACTCCTCGCCTAGCATCCGCGGGATCTGGTGCGAGAAGCCGTACACCCTGAAGTGGGTCCCGTGGAAGCGGGACGCCTCGACCGAGATCAAGGTGCAGGTGAACTACATCCGGCGCTTCGACCGGCGCCACCAAGACATCCACGCCAGGCGCCGCGAGTCGATCCTCGCCCCACCGGCCAATCTCATCGTCATCTCGGCGAACGACATCCACACCACCAGCCACTTCACCGACCTCGCCGAATACTGGAACATCACCCCGGAGCGGCTCCGATACATTCCCTTCCACGGCCCCTCGCTCTACATCCTGCGCGAGTCAGGCCCGCAGGCCGGGCGCTACGCCGGGTGGAAGGACGAGGCGTTCGTCGGGGGCGGGGTGGAGACCGGCTTCATGGAGGCCGCGCTCGGCAACCTGCTCGACGCGGTGGACGGGACGGCCGAGCTCATCTCGCCAGCCAAGGGGGTCTACGAATCAGAGGCCTGGGCCGAGGAAATCGTGGCGGGCCGGAAGAACGTCCGATGATCCGCCGCGACCGGATGCGGCTCTGGTCCAATCCGAAGGTGGCCCCGAACATCTACTTCCGGTGGGCCACGCCGGCCGATGCGGACCAGGAGTACCTCGGATGGCTCCATGACCCAGAGGTCCTCCGCTGGCTGTCCTTCCCGAGTCACCGGCTCACCGATCTCCGGGCCTACATCCGCTCGCAGGTGAACAACCGGCGCGTCGCCTTCTTCATCATCCACGAGCGCCCGCTCCTGCTCATGACTTCTCCGAAGACTGATCGGCGGATCGGCACCCTGAAGCTCGTGAAGGAGAAGAACGGGACGGCTACGCTCGGGCTCATCCTCGGCCGCAGCCGCGGGCGCGGGTTCGGGGTGGAGGCCATCAAGCTCGCCTGTCAGTTCGCCCTGGAGCACTGGGGCATCCGGCAAGTCGAGTGCGGGATCCACGCCGAGAACAGCCGATCCATCCGCGCCTTCGAGAAAAGTGGTTTTACCATCCGCCCCAAGACCGTCTGGGGCACGAGGGTCAGTTGATCCGCCGCCTGTTCCTCGAGGAGGGCGGGAAGTGGTCCCTCACCAAGCTCCTCCCGCAGGACGCCCGGTGGCTCGAGACCTGGGTCAACGACCCCGCGACGACGCGCTACATGGCGACCGGCCGGACGCAGACCACGGTGGACGTGCTGGCGGCGCAGATCGCCGCCTGGAAGGAGCCGCTCGACTGGCCCTTCGCCATCGTGGTCGAGGGGTACGAGGACCCGATCGGGACGGTAGGGCTGTACGGGGTGGACTGGATCACCCGGAAGGCCGAGTTCCGCATCCTCATCGGTGAGATCTACTGCGGGAAGGGGTGGGGCACCATCGCCACCCGGCTCGCGGTACGCTTCGGCTTCGAGCGGCTCGGGCTGCATCGGATCTGGCTGGGGGTCACCGAGGCGAACGAGCGAGCCGTGCGGGCCTACCGTCGCGCCGGCTTCCGAGACGAGGGGCTCCTCTGGGACGACCTCTATCGAGACGGCATCTACTACCACTCCCTGCGGATGGCCATAGTCCGGCCCCGCGACAACGAGAGGGCCTCATGGGATACGGAAAAGGTGAAGCCAGCCGAGACTTCGGCACCTGGCCCCGCTACAGCCGTGCGTGCCGTCGCGCCGTGGACCGGCTACTTGCCGCTGGCGGGGGCCTGAGCGCCTACCGTTCCAACCCCAACTTCCCCGACTGGACCGGCCCCTCGAAGGGCAGCTGGGCCTACCGCCTCGAGCGGCTGGCCGAGGACACCTTCGGGGTCAAGCACGCGATCGCGGTCAACTCCGGGACCATGGCCATCATGGCGGCCATCAAGGGGCTGAATCTTCCGCCCGGCAGCGAGATCATCACCACCCCCTACACCTTCTCCGCGTCGGCCGCGTCGATCCTCTACATGGGGCACACCCCGGTCTTCGCCGACGTGACCAGCCGGGACTACACCCTCGATCCGGACAGCATCGGCAAGGTCATCACGGCGAAGACGGCGGCGCTCATGCCGGTGGATCTGTTCGGCGGGCTCGCCGACTACGGGCGGCTGAAGCAGTTCGACTATCCGATCATTCAGGACGCCTGCCAGGCGGTCGGTGCCTCGAAGAAGTGGCTCTACGGCGACGTGGCCACCTGGTCCTTCAACGGGGCGAAGAACGTCCCGGCTGGCGAGGCGGGGATGCTCGTCACCAACCGCGACGACATCGCTGAGCGAGCCCGGCTCTTCATCTCGCACGGGGAGAACTTCATCCAGGCGCGGCCGCGGTTGCTCGCGGACGGCGACCGGGACAACATCGGGATCAACGGCCGACTGAACGAGCCGACCGCCTGCATCGCCTACTACGGGATGAAGGAGGTCCACGCGAACAACGCCCGCCGACGGGTGCTGGCCTCCGATCTCTACCGCCTCCTGCGCTACCGGCCCGAGCTTCAACTCATGGGCCCGGACGAGATCTACCACCACGCCCTCTACGTGTATCCGTTCCGGCTGATGGACCGGGCCAAGGTCAGCCGCGCCACCTTCCTCGCCCGCCTGAAGAAGATGGGCGTCGAGGCGGGGGCTGGCTACATCACCCCGCCGCTCCACAAGTACGGGCCCCTGCCGGCGGCGCGGATCCCGCTCCGGACGGTCGAGGAACTCTCGGAGCAGAGCCTCGTCCTGCTCTCGCAGGTCCGGCCGCCCGCGACCCAGAACGACATGCGCTACGTGGCCATGTGCATCGAGGCCGCGCTCGACGGATGGCTCCCCGCGAAGCTCCGGAAGATGGGGTTTATCTCCGACCGTGTTTTCTAGGATCCGACACCGGATCTATCTTCTGGCCCAGATCAAGCAATCCTGGGCGAAGCGCGAAAAGGACCCCGGCTTCCGGACGCTCCGGTATCTGCTCGAGGCGCGGGAAGCCTTCCCGGGCCACTGGCCGTGGCCAGCCCCGGTACTCTGCCTCGGCCCGCGCAACGGGCTGGAGCTCGCGTACATCAGGAAGGCGATCGAGGAGCCGAGCGCGTGTGACCAGGCCTGTTGCGGTGGACCCCACCCCACCCGGACGGTCGAGGGACTCGACCTCTTCTCGCTCGACAAAGACATCCGGGTGGGGGACATGCACAAGATGCCCTACCAGGACAACGCCTTCGGGCTGGTCTGGGCCTCGCACGTCCTCGAGCATGCCCGCGACATCGGCGCTGTGCTGGGCGAGATCCGCCGGGTGCTGCGTCCGGGCGGCTGGCTCTTCGCCGCCTACCCCACCGAGTTCAAGACGAACTGGCATGATCGCTACGACCTCGGCGACCCGCGCAACCTGATGGCCCTCGGCCTCGGCCAGAGCCGCCTGATCTACGGGCACGCCATACGCCGCGGCGAGAGCGCGGAGTGGAGCGGGCTGCTCGAGGTCCACAAGTGAAGCGTCTCGGAGTCTGGTGTCCCAGATGGAACCATCTCAAGACCCTGCTCCCGGTCATGGAGGAGGCGCGGGCCCGGGGGATCACCGTCTCGGTCCTCTGTCCCTCCCCGCCGCTGACCGGAGCGGGCAAACCCGAGCTTCTTGCGGCGCCGATCGTGGACCGGCTGCTCCGGCCGACGTGGCCGTGGGCCGAGTGGTCCATCCTGAAGCAGGCTCCCGGCTCGTGGGCGGTGGACGCGATCGTCGCCCACGGGGTAGTTCATAACGAAAAGGTTATAAAGAACTCCTGGGTCCCGTGGGTGGCGGTGGACCATCTCCATGAGAATGCGTGGTGGTATCTGACTGGGCACCCGGAGATGTGGGAGCCGTGGCACCGGGTCTGCCTGTCCGGGTCGGAGGCCGAGTACCTCATCCAGGCCGACAGCGACAAGCCGACCGAGGCCTCGCTTCTGTGGGCCACCAGGTTCCGGCGCACCGGGTACACCGCGCTCGACGGGCCGCACGACACGCCGGCCGAGATCCGGAAGGCCTACGGGTTGCCGGACCGCTACCTCCTGGTCGGCACCGCGGTCCAGGCCAGCACGATCACCGGGACCCAGTGGCGGGGGTACTTCCGGGGCGGGCCGTGGAAGATGCTCGCGGGCTACAAGGGGCCGAGCTACGCCCAGATCATCCGGATCCTGCACGACTACACGCGGGCGACCGGCATGGCCCTAGTCGGGAAGAGCCGGTGGAAGCACGAGACCCACCGGGTCCACAGCCTCTTCGACGACTACTTCGATGACCAGCCGACGGACCCCGCCCGGGCGCTGCGCCTGATGCAGGGCGCGGCCATGTACGCTGGCGGCATCTCCGGGCTGGCCGTCGAGGCCCTCGCGGCCGGGACCCCCACGGTCAACTGGACCTACTACCCGCCGCTCCTGCCCGATCCCTGCGGGTTCCGGAAGCTCCGAGCCGACCTCTGGATCGACGGGATCTGGCAGGCGCCCGGGATCGGCAATCTGTTCAGGGTCTACGATCCGGTGGAGTGGCGGCGGATGGTGGACCTCCTGAACACCACCGGGCCGGGGATCTACCATCACGTCCCCTCGAGCTACGCCACCCGCGTCAAGGTGGTCGGCTCCGGCGGCGCCTCGGCCAAGGTCCTCGAAGCCTGCGGCCTATGATCCGGGTGGGGGTAGTCCCCGCTGTCGGCAACGGACTGGTCCACATGCAGCGGACGGGGCAGCTGGCCCGCCTGCACGCCCACCTGGGCGCCTACGCGGGCGCCTGTACGTACTTCTCCTTTGCTGCGATGTCGGAGGACGCGCCGCTCTGGAAGTCCAGCCTGGGGCGCCTTGTCGCTCCGGCTCAGGCCCCCCAGCGCCCGCTCCGATACGCCCTGACGCTCCCGATCCGGCACCGGCAGGCCTTCCAGGAGTGCCACGTGCTGCGCTGCACCAGCCTGCTCGGGGCCATTCCGGCCATTGTCGCCAAGGTGTTATACGGCGTCCCCTTCGTCTTCAGCCACGGGGCCGACTACATCCGGATCGCCCAGATCCACGGGCGGAGCCGACTGCACGTCCAGAAGTGGCGGGCGCTGCGGGCGGTGGCGATGCGCCTAGCCGACGCGGTCATCGTCCAGAACTCCGAGATGGCCGTCCGGCTGACGGGCGAGTACCCCACGGCCAAGGTCCGCTTCATCCCGAACTGGGTGGACACCGGCCTCTTCTCCCCTCGGCCGTACCAGAAGACCGGGAACCAGGTCCTCTACGTCGGCCGGGGGGTCGAGGAGAAGAACCTCCGGGCGCTGGCCTGGGCCTGCCGCGCCGCCGGGGCCGAGCTCGTCTGCGCCGGGGAGGGCCCCCTGATCGACGAGATCCGGAGCCTGCGCGGGACCATGCTCCGGGCGGTCCCGTGGGGAGACCTCCCAAGCCTGCACCGCGGGTCTGATGTCTTCGCCATGGTCTCGCACACCGAGGGGCACTGTAAGGCGCTGACCGAGGCGATGGCCAGCGGGATGCCGTGCGTCGTCTCCAGGGCCGTGACCGAGGGGATGGTGGCCGGAGTCAACTGCCTTCAGGTAGATCCAACCGAGACGAGCATCGCGCTCGCGCTCGAGGTCCTCCTGACGGACCGGGCCTTCGCCGCCAAGCTCGGGGCTGGGGCCCGGGAGACGGCGGTCCAGTTGTGGAGCAAGCAGACCATCCTCGGCCAGGAGGTTCGGCTCCTCAAGGAGGCCGCGATGGCCGGCGCGTGGCGCTTCCGGTGGGACCACCGATGAGGGAGTTTTACTTCGTCCTGGGGATGGTCTTCACGGTCGCCCTGGTCTGGCTGGTGTCACGATGAAGCCCTGCCTCGTCCTCTCTCACGCGCTCCACTGTCGCAATTGGATCGCCTCCGGGATGCTCGACAAGATGACCCGGGCCGGGCTCTTCGGCACCGTCCTGATGCCAGCCGCCCTGGCCATCGAGTACGGACAACGGGTGCCTTTCGGCTGGGACCTCCGGCCGCTCGAGCCCTGGATGGCCGGGCGGTGGGAGACCAAGGCCCTCGAGGCCCTGCGCCTGGGGATGCTGGTCGCGGGCGCCCGTCGCGGGGGGCTCAACTACCGGCTGAAGGTGCAGGCGAAGCGCCGGCCGCTGGCCACCGCGGAGATGCTGGCGTGGCGGATCCTCTCCCAGGCGACTGATCCGCTCCCTATCGTCCGGGGCCTCGGGCGAGCCCTCCCGGCCCCGAGGACGCCCTTCCCGTCGGGCTGCACCCACTTGATCCTGCCCACCATGATCCACGACGACGCGCAGCAGGCGGGCATCGTGCGGGCCGCTCGCCGCGCCGCCGCCCCGGTCTGGGCCATTCCGGCGGGCTTCGACAACCTGGTGACCAAGGGGGGCTTCCTCGACCAGCCGGATCGAATTTCGACCTGGGGCCCGGTCTCGGCCCGCCACGCGGTCGAGCGACATGGGTTTGCCACGGGGCAGGTGACCATCACGGGCCCGCCGCACTTCTGGCCCTACAGCCAGCTGGCCCGGGTGCCGAAGTTGGTGATGCCCACTGACACCCGCTACGTCGTCTTCGCGGGGACGACGGTCAACTATGCCGCCGATGAGGTGCACATCATCAAGGCGCTGGCCGACGAGCTCGGCCGCCACCGTGAGACCCAGGATGTCGTGGTGCTGTACCGCCCGCACCCGCGCAACCGCGGCGGGGTGGTCCATCCGAGAGTCCTCATGGATCCGCGCTGGAAGGGCGGCTGGTCAAGCGACCCCGCCGACATCCCCTGGATCCGGGCGATCTGTGAGCCGGCGATCTGTACCATCAGCGCCTTCTCGACGGTGGTGCTAGAATCCGCCCTCGTGGGGACGCCTTCCATCCTGATCGGCTTCGGCGACTCCGCGCACGGGACCGGCAAGGCGCTTGACCACGCCCAGTATGAGCACATGGCCGAGATGATCGGGAAGCCCGGAGTCGTCCTGAGCAACACCTTCGAGGACCTGTTCTCGATGATCTACCGGATCAGCCTCGCGCCGCTGGCGCGGCCGGCAGATATGCGTCGCTGGGCGACCGACATCGCCGACGTGGACCTCGACCCCAGAGACCGACTCATCGACTGGATGAAGGAGACCGCATGAGGGACGCCGAAGGCTACGACAACTGGTTCGCCCGCCGGAGGATTCTACTCACTGGCGGCTTCGGCTTCCTGGGGAAGGCGATCCAGGTGGCCGCGATGGATCGCGGCGCCACGGTGAAGGTGACCGACGTGGCCGCGCATCCGGCCTCGAGGGAGCATCTCGACGTGACTTCCGCCAAGTCTACGGTGGGGGCCATCCTCGAGGCGGAGCCGGATGTCATCATTCACCTCGCCGGGGTCAGCCACATCAACGAGGCGCAGTCTGGGCCCTTCCGAGCCTTCGACGTGAACGTGCTGGGCACCATCAACGTGATGCGGGCGGCCGTGAAGCTCAAGGGCAAGCGCCTCTACCCGGTCCACGTGGTCGTCGCCTCGAGCAACCACGTGTACGGCCATGGCGTGCTGGCCCGGACGGAGGAGGCCCCCCTGAACCAGCTGGACGTGTACGGCGCGAGCAAGCACGCGGCGGATGTCGTCGCCCGGTCGCTCGGGCTGGCCAGCCACATCCCGACCGTGGCCCTCCGGCACGTGAACGCTTACGGGCCCGGCGGGCACCCGAGCCACATCACCACGGCCGCATGCGCCGCCGCGATCAAGGGCGAGCCGCTCACGCTCCGCAGCGACGGCACCGCCCGGAAGGCCTATCTCGACGTGACCGACGTGGCCGCGGCCTACCTCGCGTTGGCGAAGCACGCCTGCGATCTGCACGTCATCGGGCGGGCGTTCAACGCCGCGCCGTTCGGCCCGCCGCCCAGCGTCCTCGAGTGGGTGGACACGATCAACCAGGTGGCGAGCGACAGAGGGTTCGCGGCTAAGTCGCCCATCGCGCAACCTGTCGGCCAGGGCGAGCAGTCCGGCTACTACGAACACCTCGACGCCACGGCCATCAAGAAGATGACGGGGTGGTGGCCGAGGGTCTCCCCGGAGGTAGGGATCGGGCGCCTGCTCGACGCGCTACTGTGATAGTCGCGGTCGTCCCGGCCCGGAAGGGGAGTACCCGGATCCCGCGGAAGAACATGAAGCGGCTGGCCGGATCCCCGCTCATCGTCTGGACGCTCGAGGCCGCCACGTCGGCCAGCCTCGTCGAGCGAATCATCGTGACTAGCGACGATCCGGACCTCCTCACCTTGGCCCAGTTGTACGCCAAGGTCGAAACGATCTGGCGGGATCCGGCGCTGGCCGGAGACGACGTGCCGGACTACCCGGTGGTGATGGACGCGCTCTATCGAAGCTCGGTGCCGCTGGCCGACGAGGACGTGGTCCTGTTCCTCCGCCCGACGGCACCCTTCCGGAAGCCGGAGGAGATCAACCAGGTCGCCGAGCTCCTGCTCGCCCACCCCAGCACCGACTCGGTGCGCTCGGTCATCCGCCCGAAGTTTCACCCCCAGAAGGCCTATCTCTGGTCGGAGTACACGCTCGTTCGCTACACGTCCGACCACAAGGCCAACCACCCGAGCCAGACGCTCGAGCCGATCGCCTACCCCACCGGCTTCATCGACGGGATCCGGGTCCGGACCCTCCGGGCTGGCGACATGGAGGGCACGATCATCCGGCCCTGGCTCTCGCCGCCGGAGCGGGGCCTGGACCTCGACACCCTCGAGGACTGGGAAGAGGCCGAGCAACTGTGCCGGGCCTACAACTGGGGCCCTGGGAGGATTCTATGAACTACGATAGGTATGCCCACGACGATGAGCGAGGCAACAATCGGATCCAGCGAGTGAAGACACAGAAGAAGCAGCGGGCCAAGGCAGTTAAGAAGGCACACCGCCGTCGCGACAATGCTCACAACTCTCGGCTTCCATACAAGAGGGACAGAGCCGGATGAAGATCGCCGGCCGCACCATCGACGAGGGCCCGTGCTTCATCGTGGCCGAGCTCGGCCTGAACCATCAAGGGGACCTCGGGGTGGCGATCCGGCTGATCGACGCGGCCGCCCAGGCTGGTGCCGACGCCGTGAAGCTCCAGAAGCGGGATGCCGGAGCCTGCCTGACCAGGACCGCGCTCGCTGCTCCGTATACCGGGCGCAACAGCTTCGGGGCCACCTACGGCGAGCACCGGGCCGCGCTCGAGTTCAAGCCGGAGGACTGGGCGGCACTACACGAATACGCCACCCGCAAGGGCCTCCTCTTCTTCGGGAGCGCCTTCGACGTGCCGAGTCTGAAGGTGCTGGCCCAGCTGGGCCTGCCAGCCATCAAGATCCCCAGCTGCGACCTGACCCACACCGAGCTCCTGCACGCCGCGCTGGCGACGGACCTTCCGCTGATCGTCTCGACCGGCATGGCGGCGGATGCCGAGCTCGACCAGGCGGTCCACACCCTCCACCCGGCCCGCGCCAAGCGTCGGCTGGCTCTCCTGCACTGCGTGAGCGGCTACCCGGTGGAGAACAAGGACGCGAACCTCCGGCGGATGGACTGGCTCACCAGGTACGCGGTGCCGATCGGCTACTCCGGACACGAGCGCGGGACGGCCATCACGGTCGCCGCGGTGGCCAGGGGGGCCCGGATCGTCGAGCGCCACCTGACCCTCGACCGGACCATGGCCGGCCCGGACCACGCCGCCAGCCTCGAGCCCGAGGGGTTCCGGCGCCTAGTCCGGGACATCCGGAAGATCGAGGCCGCGCTGGGGCCGCGGGCCGAGCAGCCGTTCGAGTGCGAGATGTCGAGCAAGCTGAAGCTCCGGAAGTGCGCGGTGGCGGCCCGGGACCTCTCGGCCGGGACGGTGCTGGGCAACTTCGACGTGGCCTACAAGTCGCCCGAGTGGGGCGGGGCGGTCCCGGCCGATCAGAAGATCTGGGGGAAGAAGCTGACCCGGAGCATCGGGGTGGACGAGCCGATCATGCTCGCGGACCTGATCTGAAGAAAGGGAGTTGACACGGCGTCAACCGTCGAGTAAGGTGAAAGTGCGGCAAGGAGGCCGCCACTCAATGGCCAAGAAGAAGATCGTCGCTCCGCTAGCCCCGACGCCGACCTGGACCCCGCGCCCCTTCAACGGCCTCCGCTGCCACTGCGGCGAGCGCCACTACCAGAACGCCCGCTACTACGTCACGGTCCGCCGCGACGATGGCGACAGCCGCGCCCTGGCCGGCCCCTTCGCCGAGCATGACGAGGCTCTCGCCTGGGTGAGCAAGACGACCAGGGTAGCGAACGACCGCGACCCTCGCGCCGCCTGGTACGCCTTCGGGACCGCGGCCATCAAGTACGGCTACGACAAGCCGGGGATGCTGAACGCCGACCTGGGGCTGGTGGCCTGATGGCCCGCCGCCGCCGCTGGAAGGCCCCGAACAATCCGACCGTCCAGGCTAGGCAAGTCTGGGCCGCCCTCTTCCCGGGTCACCCGTGGCCGAAGGGTTGGCGCGTCCAGTGGGCCGGGTTCATGCGCGGTGCCATGGGGCTCACGATCTACAGCGAACGGCGCATCTTGCTCTCCTACGGGGATGCCAGGAAGGGCGATGTGGTAGGGACGCTCTGTCATGAGTTTGTCCACATGCGAAGCGGCCCCAGCCTTCGGCATGGCCGCGAGTTCCGGGCCCTCGAGAACGGGCTCCGCGAGCGGATTGGGCTTTCTACCATGGTAGAGGCCAGGGCACGGGAGAATTGAAATTGACACCACGTCAACCATCGGGTAGCCTGAAGGTGCGATGAAAGACCACGGCAAGGAGGCCGACATGCTGAAGACCGAAACACCCTGCATCCGATGCGGGAAGCCGACCCGGATCACGTTCGCCTGCCCCTGCGACCTGTTCCATCCGCTCTGCGCTGAGTGCGGCCGGACGGTGGAGCGGTTGGACTGCGCCCACATCACCAAGGAGGACTGACCAATGACGCTCAGAGAGATCGTCGGCAACATCGGCAAGACGGCGAAGCTGCGGACCGGCGACGGGATCGAGGTGGACGTGAAGATCCTCGACGCCAAGATGGCCTACGGCAACATCCGCTACACCATCGCCCCGGTGTCCGGGGCGGGGGAGGCCGTGGTCGATGCGGCCCGGCTGAAGGTGGCGGCATGAAGATCCGGTGCCCCTACGCGCTCGGCCGCGACCATGACACCAGCGACGACTGCGGCGAGCCTCTGCGCGTGACCGTTGCCCCGGGCAGACGGGCCGGGTGGTCCGCGCCCGAGGAACCCGCCGAGATCACCGGGGTCTCCGGATCCTGCCCGCATGTCGCGGCCTTCAACCGGGGCGACCTCGACGATGCCCGCCTCTGGGCGGCGCTCGTGGCGGCGGATCAGCAGGACGAGGGAGGCGAAGGGTAGCCATGAGCGAGACCCGACTGGAATATAGGTATCGGCTGCTGGCCCCGGAAGAGCTCACGGCCCGGCTGGCCGCCGTGACCCTCGTGGTCTTCGACGTGGACGGGACCCTGACCGACGGCCGCATCGGCTTCGTCGGGGCCGGCGCCGACCGCTGCCTCTTCTTCCACACCCACGACGGGCACGGGATCCGGAACCTGCGGGAGGCCGGGGTCAGCATCGCCTGGGTGACCGCCAACCGGTTCCTCGGCGTAGCCGAGCGGGCGAAGAGCCTGCGGGTCCTGTACCTGATCCAGGGCCGACAGGACAAGAAGGCCGCGATCGAGGAGCTCGGGCTCCCCTGGGAGCAGATCGCCTACGTCGGCGACGACGAGAACGACGTGCCGTCGATGCTCGCCGCGAGCGTGGCCTTCTCGCCAGCCAACGCGACCCAGCCCGCGGCGGTCGCCTCCCACGTCCGGCTCCATCTGTCCGGGGGCAACGGTGCGGCCCGAGAGGTCTGCGACCTGATCCTCCGGGCCAAGGGCTTCGCGCCCTTCGTCGCCCCGGACGGGGTGGTCTGGAGGAAGCCGTGACCGCCGAGCAGATCGTGGTGCAGGTCGGCGCCAAGTGGAACGGCGTCCAGCGCGGGCTCAGGCCAGGCCAGGAGCTTGCTATGTTCACTGATCTAGTCACGCGCTCGACCATTTGCCTGCCGCTCACGGAGGTGACGACGGAGACGGTCACCGCGGCGATCGCCAAGAAGCGCGCGGAGTACGCGGCATGACCGGCAACCAGCGCGTGAAGTGCAAGCGGAAGAATGAAGACCGGCCCCCGGGTCACGGGACGTGGCACTCCCCGCACGCCGCCGAACATTGCCGCGGCGTCCTGTGCCGGTGGCAGAAAGAGGGCAAGGCCTCGCGCTGCCCGATGAGGAGGGGCACATGAGGCACATAAGGCGAACGCTGTTCTGGTTGGTGTTCAACGTCCGGCTCGGGCCGCTGACTCCATGGGTATTGGGGTTGGCGCTGGGCAGAAGACCAAGGAGGGTCAAGTGAAGACCGACAAGAAGAAGACCGCCCAGGCGCTCGCGCCGCAGACATTCGCCCAGTGGATGCAGCTGGCCGACATGATGGCCAAGAGCAGCATCGTCCCGAAGGAGTTCAAGGACAAGCCGGGCGACTGCTTGGTGGCGATGCAGATGGGCGCGGCCGTGGGGCTCAACCCCTTCCAGGCCATCCAGTCCATCGCCGTCATCAACTCGCGGCCCTGCATGTTTGGGGACGCCGTCCTCGGGATCGTCATGGCCTCCGGCCTGTGCGAGAACATCGACGAGACCGACGACGGCGAGACCGCCACCTGCACCGTCAAGCGCAAGGGCAAGCCGACCCCGGTTACCCGGTCCTTCTCGATGGAGATGGCCAAGACCGCGAAGGTCTGGCTCCCTGGCAAAGACAACAACCCCGGGAAGTGGGTCAGCCTGTCCGAGCGCCCGGGCCCGTGGCAGTCCTACAAGGAGCGGATGCGCCAGATGCGGGCCCGGTCCTGGTGCCTCCGGGACGCCTTCCCGGACGTGCTGAAGGGGCTGGCGATCCGGGAAGAGGTGGAGGACTACGGCGACCCGGAGCCGGGCGAGCCGAAGAACATCACGCCGGCGCCCGACCTCGAGGCCCGGATGGCCGAGCTCATGCCGCGGGAGAAGCAGCCGGAGATGGTGGTCGGGCTGGACCAGGGCTCGGGGGTAGCCGCGGTCATGGCCGGCCCGGCCCCAGTAGGAACGAAACCCGCCAAGAGTGAACCGATCCGGCCGGAACCTGAAACGATCGAGGTGAAAGCCGAAACGATCCCGCCTGTTCAGGAAACGCCGCCGTCCACGGAACGTGAACAGCCAGAGAATGGCAGCATCAATCAGCAGATCCTCGAGCGGAACGAGCGCGAGGCCCAGGAGCCCCCGATGGGGCGGGCGAAAACCCGGTTCACCGTCGGGACCCAGGTCTTCGAGACCAACGGGATCAACCGGCAGCAGATGATGGAGCTCTTCAAGCTCTACCCGCGGGTGGCGAAGAAGTACGGCCAGGAGAAGGCGGCCGACGTGCTGAAGAACGAGTTCAAGCTCGATCATCGGGCCGACCTCACCGAGGAGCAGGCCGAAAGGTACACCATAAGGCTCCAGGAGATGATCGAGGGGTAGCATGGGACAGCGCGGCCTCTACCCCAGCGTCACCGAGATCCTCGAGGCCTGCGGCCTCGCCCCGGACCTGTCCATGGTGAAGCCCGACGTATTGGCCTGGGCGTCGGCTCGGGGCACCGCGCTCCACCGGGCGATCGAGCTCCACACCAAGGGCACCCTCGACTATGACAGCCTCCACCCGGAGATCGTCGGGGCCCTCAAGGGCTACCTCGACTTCGTCCATGACTCCGGCCATGAGGCCGTCGCCTCCGAGCTCGAGCTCATCCACCCGACGTGGGGGTTCATGGGGCACCCGGACCGCGTGGGCACGCTGGCCAAGCTCGAGGACCTCGTGCTCATCGACTGGAAGATGACCGCCAGCTTCTCGACCAACTACGTCCGGCACCAGCTGGCCGGGTACAAGCTCCTCTGGAATGCGGTCAACCCGCACCGGCCGGTGCGGAAGACCTTCGGCCTGCACCTGAAGAAGGACGGGCGGTACACCCTACACGATGTCACCGACGCGGAGGCCGAGCAGGCTTTCCTCGCCGCGGTCGTCGTCCACAAAGCCCAGAGGAGGAAGTGAAATGAAAAAGGCGTTGCTATGTCTCATGCTGGCATGGTTCTTCCTTCAGTTCGTCGAGGCGACATGGTCCCAGCCGGCCCGGTGGGAACGGGTGGGTGGATTCAAGAACAAAGCCGCGTGCGAGCAAGCGGTGTTGGCTGCACAACCCGGAGTTTATTCGACGCGGGGAAAGCCTCACGGCTGTTATGAGGAGTAAGGAGACCGCCATGGCCATCGCAGTCCAGCCCGACTACACCGCGCAGCAGGAGGAGGGGATCCTGCTCGTCGCCAGCGCCGAGGACCTCAAGGTCACCGACCAGGCGAGCCTCGACGCTGCGGGCGAGATGTTGAAGAACATCAAAGCCTACCAGAAGGCAGTGATCGCACTCACTGACCCGGCCGTCAAGGCCGGCAAGGCCGCGCATGACGCGGCCCTCCGCCTGCGTAGTAATCTGATCGACAAGGCCGATGAGGCCGAGAAGATCCTGAAGTACGGGGCCACGGGCAACTCAATGGCCCCCGCGCCAACCAGCATCGCCGGGTTCCAGCGGGCCCAGAAGGCGGCGGCCGACGCGGCCAAGGCCGAGATCGACCGGGTCCAGCGCGAGGCCGAGAAGGAAGCGGCCGCTCGAGCGAAGGCGACGGGCCAGCCGGTGCAGGCGGTGGTGACCTTCACCGCGCCACCTCCCGCGGTGCCGAAAGCGGCTGGCCTTGCTTTTACCGACGCCTGGGGGTTCGAGATAATAGACCCGGCGGCCATCCCGGCGGAATACAAGATCATCGACGAGAAGCGGATCGGGGCTGTTGTCAGGGCGCTCAAGGGTCAGACGAATATCCCAGGCATCAGGGTTTTCTGCGGGACAGGGGTGCGAGCGTGACCACCTGGGTTCTCTGGGTCACAATCAGTTCGCTGGGGTTTGGACCAACGCCAATGGATGCGTTTGAGAGCAAGCACGAATGCCTGCTCCGGGCTGAAAGCACAAGAGCCGCGGCTATAGAAACAGAGCGCACACAGATTATGCCAAGAGACCCGACGTATTACGCAGTGCAGAAAGGGCTAGACGGTGTGATCGTGAAATGCTTGCCGAACGGAACGCGACCATGAACGACGACAAGGCACTCGACGGCAGCACGCCGGAATCCCAGATCGACTACTGGCGTCACCGGGCCATGAAGGCCGAGAAGATGGTCGAGGATCTGAAGGACATCGGCCGGGCCAAGGTGAAGATGGCCGGAGAGATGGGATTCGCCGAGCCCGAGGCGCACCGCTACCTCCAGAAGCGAGCGATGGACGAGCGCCGCTCCATGGGCGACCTCGCCCGGGACATCCTCCAGGGGGTCACCCATGGCACGTAACCGAAAGGCCAAAGAGTACGCCTCGCTCGCCGTCCAGGCGGCCGAGACCCCGCCAGAGGGTGCAAAGGCCGAGCGCACCCTGCCGTGGGTGCAACCCCTCGAGCCGTGGGTCGAGGGCGACCTGAAGTTGAAGCAGCTGGCCCAGCGCATCGAGACCGACTACCTCGAGTTCTGCGCCCTGGCCCAGACCGCGATGGCCGACAACTGGCACCAGAAGTTCGGCTACGTGGACGCGAGCGCCTACTTCGACGAGCGGGTCGGTCTCTCCTACCGGACGGTCCGGCGCCGGCTTGCGGTCCTCGAGGCCATCCAGCGGCTCCCGGAGTCGGAGCAGGCCGAGGCCAAGGTGACCATGACGGCGCTCGGAGCAAAGAAGGCGGGGGCCCTGGCCCCGCTGCTCGGCAAGCCGGACCTGGACTGGAAGGTGGCGGCCACCTTCGCCAAGGGGGTCAACGAGGCGGCCGTCCAGAGCATGGTCTCAGAGAAGCTCGGCCACCAGCACCGCGGGCTGACCGCGAGCCAGCATCCAGGCGAGCGGTTCCTGGCCTATCTACTCAATGTTGTGCCGCCGGACGAGCGGGAGCGGACCGAGTTCGTCTTCCAGCAGTTGATGAAGATGGCAGAGAGCCGCAACGCCATGGCCATCTTCCTAGTGCTGGTCGGCCTCGGAGAGCAGGAGCTCGCGGCCCACGGGATCGTCCAGGAATGAAGCGGGATACGCCGATGCGCCGGACCCCCATGAAGCGGACGGGCCGGCTGCGCTCCCGTCGGCGGGATAACGGGGGCACCGTGTCGGGCCGCTCAAACGTCTCCCCGGCCGCCTGGAAAGAGATTGTGGTGCAGGTGAAGGCTCGGCATGGGAATCGCTGTGCCGCGTCTTGGTGCCGGTACGCTGGCCTTCTGGACGTGCATCACGTGGTCAAACGCAGCCAGGGGGGCGAGGACTCGATGGGCAACCCGCCTTCCGGGGAGCCGGGCAACCTGCTCCCGCTCTGCCGGCGATGCCATGAGCAGACCGACTTCCCGGCCGATGTCCAGTTGAAGATCGCCCCGGTCTCGAGCGATCCGCCGCTGGCCTGCGGCTTCTACATCCACGACGCCAGAGGGGGCCGGTCCGGGTTCATCTCGCTCCTCGCCGCTGGCGGGGCGATCCATGAAACCTTCTGAGGGCAGGGGTATTCGACTCGGTCTGAGTGGGGCGTGCGGGGAGAGGCCCCGCTGCCGTCTCCTGCCACACCTAGAAACTAGATGCGCGAGGCTACCACGGGAAATCGAGCGGGTCGGGCGGGGTACACCAGGGCTGGTGCTCAACGGGTCGGATGAACCCAACGCCATGGGAAATTATCACGCCGATTCCCTCTTGACAGCCAAAGTGTCGAACGGTTGACATGACGACAAGAGGAGCCTAGAGTAGCCCGCATGCCAGCGAAGAAGAAGCCGGTGATGACGCAGTTGATCGACGGACAGGAGTGCGTGAGCATCTCCGAGGCCGCCCGGATCAAGCGGGTCTCCCGCCAGGCGATCTGGGTCCGGGTCCAGCGCGGCACCATCCCGCACGTCCGGGTCGGGGAGCGGCTCTACATCCCTCTCGCCGCTCTCCGGGATGCCTGAGCCCCAGCCGCTCTTCAAGATCTTCGTCCCCGGGAAGGTTCGCCGGCAGGACAACGGGCAGCAGGGTAGCTGGCGAGCGAAGGCGGGCTACCGGAAGGCGTGGCAGAATCGAGTCAAGATCCACCTCCTCGTACACCGCCCGCTGATCGGGAAGCTCGACCCGAAGACCCCGAAGACCATCCGGCTCCTCGCCAACACCTTCAACCTCTTCGACGACGACGGCCTATTCGCCGCACTGAAGCCGATTCCCGATGTTCTGGTCAAGGCCGGGGTCATCCATTCCGACAAGCCATTCGAGAAGTCCGGCCACCTGATCCTCCGGGGCCAGCGGATCGACCGCCAACAGGAGGGCGTGACCATCGACGTGCGAGAAGGGATTGACCCGCTATGAGCGACGGAGTATTCCTGCCGGGCCAGGGCGGCGGGTTCAAGGCCGCCGAGCAGCCCGAGAAGCTCAAGAATCTGGTCCAGGCCCTCGAGGGCAAGCAACTCGCGGTCCTGCACTACCTGACCGCCGAGGGGCCGACTGGCAGTCGAGGCTTCGGGTTTGAGTTCACCGACGGCGAGCGATGGATGGTCTTCGCCGGCCGATCCGAGGACAGCAAGAAGTACAAGGCGGTGCTGGTCTGGCGCAAGCTGGTGGCCCCGAAGATCTGGACCCCCGGCCGCCGCCGGCACTTCGGCTCCGGCCGGGACGGCGATACCACCCTCGGCCCGCCGGACGAGCTCCAGCAGCGTCTCGAGGGGCTCATCATCCGCGGCCTCCGCTTCGCCGAGAACCCAACTTCGATGGGCGGCGAAGAACAGGAAGTGGAATGGAGCGACGGGAGCCTCCTGATCCTCGAGGCGCGGGCCATTCGGAAAGTCACCTACCATCGGGAGCCAGGCTCCATCGAGATCCTCTCGGCCGACATCCACTACGCCCTGACCTTCCCGCCAGTCAAGCCGCTGATCGTGTGACCAACACACAGATCTACTGGCGGGTCTACTATCAGGCCAACGCCGAGAAGATCAAGAAGCGGGCGAGGGAGTGGTACCACGCCAACAGGGATCGTTCGCTCAAGAGCCGCGCGGAGTGGACTCGTAACAATCCAGAACGCAGCCGGGCGATCAAGACCGCGCACGAAAGGCGACGTGGGGTACAGCCTCGCCGACCAGCGGCAGCGCCAGAGGTACTAGCTGAGCGACATCGCCTGAGAACGCGGGCTTGGTGGAGGAGCCCGGATGGCCGCAAATACGCCGCCGCCTACTTCGGGAGCGAGCGCGGTCGGCTAGCGAGAGCCAACGCCTACGCCAGGCGACGCAGGCAGGCGGCCGGCGGTCATGTAAGGCTGTCTACTTGGCTTCTGATTCTGGTGTCGCAAGGCCGGCGCTGCTACTACTGCCGCACGAAGTTCAGTGCCGCGATGAAGCCGACCAAAGACCATGTCATCCCGCTCTCAAGGGGCGGTCGCCACGAGGCCAGGAATCTTGTAGCAGCCTGCCTCTCCTGTAACCTACACAAGTCCGCCAGGATCGTCGCATGAGGCCCGCCGGCGAAATAGTCGGGCGGATCTGGTTCTATCGCATGAAGGGCATGCTCTATATCGAGGCCGCTAGGCAGTGGGTACTCCCCGTGATGGGGGGGACGGCGGCGGCCAAGTATCTCGGGGTGCCCCTGAAATACGCAATCCCTGCGTGGATCTGTCTGGCCGTCGTGGCCGAGTGCACCGCTGTCCTCATCGGGTGGCTGGAGCGCAGGAGCGGAGCCACGGCTGCCAATTATGAGCTCTCCAAGATCACCGATCCCTACAAGACCGAGTCCGTCGCCGAGCTCCGGAAGATCAGGGAGACCCTCGAGTCCAGGCTCCCGGCCGACCCCTAAAAACCCGCCCAGAAATTCCGCTTGACAGTCTGTCAACCCAATGGCATTCTGACAATGCGATGAGAAACACCGGCAAGGAGGCCACGATGAACAAAGGAATCGAGGAAGTTCTCGCCGATCCGACCGTCCACAACCTGACCAAGGACACGCTGCGCGCCGCCCTGGGCAAGGACATCGTGGACGCCTACTTCGATGTGCAGTTGGCGGCCGACCTCCTGAAGGATCGGATGGATCGGGAGTTCCGGTGATGCTCGCCCGGATCGCCGGCAACCTGATGATGCTCGTGGTGACCATGGCTCTGTGCGCGGTGTACGCCACCACGCGGAGAGCCTGATGGAGCGCCACCCGGAACTGGAGCCGACCCCGCGACTGACCCAAGTTCTCGGCATCCTCTGCGCCGCCGGGATCTTGGTCGTCGTCGTCGTCGTCATGGGGATCTTCGGCCTGTCCTTCGGGGAGTGCCCGCGATGCTGAGGCGGATCTACCATGGTAGAGGGCCGCTGATGAAGCCCGCCGGGGAGCGCCTGCCTATCACAGCGCTTGTAATAATCGCGGCCATGCTCGCGGTCTACGTGACGCACCAGGCCCCGCCCCAGCTGGGCGCGGCGGAGATCCTGCGCGACGGGCCGAGCCCGGCCGCGCCGTACCGGAAGCCCGACCTCGCTGATCTTCTGGCGGGGCGGGCCTGCATTCCCATGTCGGTGTTGCTGGCGAATAGAGCACAGGACCCGATCCACAGTTACTCAAGACCCATCGCCTGCGGAGGAACTCAATGAAGAGACTGAGACTCATCACCATCACCGTCATCATCCTCGCCGTCCTCGCGTTCTTCTGGGCCAGCGCGTCCACTGCGTCGGCCGGCTACATCGACGAGCTCACCCTCGCCGAGATCAACGGCCCGAAGATCAGCGACTCGTTCCGCAGCGGGGTCCTCGCCGGGGTCCTGCATGCAGTCCTCGCGGCGAAGTCCATCACCTGTCCGATGATGTCGCCCAACATGCTGAAGGCCGGCCTCGAGAGTGCCCTCTTGGCCCGGGAGATCACACCGGACTGGACGGTCTTCCATGCCAGCCTCTACGTGATGGTGCAGGCGGGGTGCGCGGCGCCGGCGACGGAGAAGCCCAATGTCTGAACCCTCTACCATGGTAGATCGCCGAGATCATCGCAGCCAACCTACCATGGTAGAAGCCCCGGAACCGGGTGGGATCGGCGGGTGTGCGACCGGGGTGGCGATCGGCTCGCTCATGTGGAACGGCATCTTCCTCGGGTGTTCGGCCCTCGGCCTGATGCCGGGGGAGTGGGCGTGGCTCGGGATCAAGACGACCTACGCGCTGGCGGGGTTCTGGTGCCTGGCCATGTTCGGGATCGGAGCGCGGTGGTGAGCGGCCGCGGCCTCGGGCTCGCGCTGCTCGCGCTCAGTCTGGGCGGCTGCATCACCAGTGAAGACGCCGCCAGGTACGCCCGGGCGGATGCAGCCCTACGGCAGGACTCAGCCTTCGTGCGGGCCTACAACGCCTGTGTCCGCTCTGACGGTTTTGCTCACGACGGCATCTTCGGGAACTTCGGCTTGAGGCTGGACAACTACACCTCGTTCTTCCAGTGTATGGAGCGGGCTGGCTGGGTCCAGTCGCCCCGCTGGAACCCCGCAGCGATAGGGCGCTACGAGCGGCGGCCGTGAACGACCTCAGCCGGATGATCGACCGGATGAAGCGGGCCGACGCCGAGGCCAACCCAGTCAAGGCCCTCAAGATCCTCATGGGCTGGACGTGCGGGACATGCGGCAAGGACTTCGACCCGGGCAACGCGGGGCCGATGCTCGGGGTGCGCCTGACCCTCGGCCTCCCGATCCTCTGTCCGGAGTGCGCCGCCCCAGGGGCAGAAGTGACATGACAGGGAAGCCCGGTCGGAGCGGCGGGTGGCGCCGCGTGAACAAGCCGAAGCCGCAGCCCGAGATGCTCTTCGTCGGCACGCCGGCCCCGCCCACGGTCTGCCTCCGGGAGCGGTGCGGCCAGCCCGTGACGATCCACCGCTCTTCGGACTTGATGGCGCCGGCCACCTGGTCCTGTGTGGTCGGCCACGGGGGCGTCGTCAACGTCAAGCCCGAGATCAGGCAAGAGCCGAACCAGATCCCGAAGGGCACGTGCCAGCGGTGCGGGATAGCCCCAGTCCCGGCCAAGCGCCGGCGTGGCGGGGTCCGCGGCGGCTACTGCGATGACTGCATCGAGCAGGGCCGGCGACTCTTCGCCGAGGAGACGGAGACCGTGAGATGAAACGACTACTCGTGACCGCGTTCCTGCTTGTCCTGTGCTGTTGCCGGAGCGTTGGCGGCGGCACGTGCTGCGCTGAGGCGTCCTACTGTGGCGGGCTGGTCCGGGGGTGTCTCTGCGACTTCGGTCTCGCCTGCGAGGTGTCCGCGCCATGAAGGACAGCATTCTCGCCTATGTGCCCCAGGCGGACCTGGGGCCGTCCTTCTGGCGGTTCTGGGGCGGGGTGTTCATCGTCCAGGTTCCTGAAGACGTGAAGCGCCGGCTGGCCATCGCCAAGGCGGCGCACGGGATCGCGCACCAGCTGGCCCCGCTCGAGCCGGAGGCCAACCGCGAGATTCTCTACCGGGTCGCCGAGATCCTCGGCGTCCTCAACGACAAGGAGGTGAAGCCGTGAAGATCGACCACAAGGCCGAGGCCCTGCGGGCCCTGGACGAATCCATCGAGACCGTCAACGCCATTGCGAGCGGTAAGGAGTTAGCCCCGCTCGAGTGGATCAAGCTCGGGGCGGTCATGGGATACGCCCGGGCCAACATCGAGAAGATCCAGGAGCTCAAGCGGATCCGGAAGCCGCAGTCGCAGGACCCCGTCAAGCCGTAAGGCGGCGGGCAGTAGGACGGCGGCAACCCCGCCGAAAATCAACGGAGGAGAGAGTACAACATGCTGAAGAAGATGCTGGTGATGATGTGCGCGCTCGTATTCGCGCTGGGCCCCGTCATGGTCCAGGCTGCCCCACCCGGTGATGGCGCTCCTGGTAATTCTGGCGGCGGAGGAAACAGTGGCGGCGGAACGGGTGACGGAACCGGGAACAGCGGCAACGGCGGCAACGGAGGCGGGAACGGAGTCGGCGGTGGCGATGGCTCCGGTGGTGGTAACGGCGGCGGCAACGGTGGCGGCAACGGTGGCGGCAACGGTGGCGGCAACGGTGGCGGCAACGGTGGAGACGGGGGCCCAGGCGGCGGACCTACTGGCGGCGGCGGGAGCGCTTCTGATGGTGGATCGCCCGCTGGCGGCGATGGTGGAAATGCTGGCGACGGTGGGAGTCCAGGTGGTGGCGCGCCAGAGCCTACGGTTGGGCAGGGCGACAAGACGCGCGATATCTACGCTGACTTCAAGGCGTGCGCGAAGCTACATGACCAGTTGACGATGGTCCGCGGCAACGGCTCGTTCTCATTCGAGGCGACCGACGCGGTGGACGCCCAACATCTCCGGTCCTGTCTGTCGAAGCGCGGCTACCGCTTCCTGTACTACACTGAGGAACCGCCGACGAATTTCGGCGACCGGAAGTAAGACCGGATCCACAAGGGAGGCGGGGGCCTTAACGGGCCCCCGCTCAACTACATGCAGAAGCTCGGCGCTCCGATGCTCGAGGGGGAGTTCCTCGCCGAGCTCCGCGCCCTCCGGCTCGAGTGGCACCTCAACGGCCAGCAGGTCCGCACCTATCAGCGGATCGACGGCTGGCTCCGCGAGGTCTGCCCGCTCTGCGCGGTCGCCAACCGGATCCATGGTGGGACGCTGACCGTGCAAGCGATGCCTGCGGCCTGGACCCTCGGGGTCCCGTCCGACGTGGCCGTCGAGATCATGGGGGCGGCCGACACCCTGAAGGGCTACGATCATGGTGTGCGAGACCGGTTGCTCAAGGCGTGCGGAGTGAAGGCGTGAACGACCACGACCCGAACGAGCCGATCTCCGTCATGCGCGTGGTCGAGTTCGCCGTGGCCGTCCTCGTCCTCGCCGTCCTCGGCTGGGCCTGGGTCTACAACTGGTTCAGTGGGAGTCTGCTCGCCAAGTTCTTGTACGGGGGTTGACGCGGAGTCATGCCGTCCGCTAAACTTTCTAAACATGTCACTACGCTCAGCACTTCAGGAGCGCGCCTGGAAACGGGCAAACCCAGGGAAGGTTGCCGCTCAAGGCGCCAGGAAACGGTCGAGGGCCAGGGAGTTGATCGCGGCAGGTAAGGCATACCCATGCGCTGACTGCGGCAAGCAATATCCGTCCTGTGTGATGGACTACGACCACCGCGATCCAGCGCAGAAGCTGTTCAATATCGGCACGCATGGGCATCATCACCTGCGGCTTCTGGCCGCTGAGATCGAGAAGTGCGACGTCGTTTGCGCTAATTGCCATCGGGAAAGGACATACGCATGGACGACACCGGCCCGGTAGAGGTAGACGGTCCCTCGACGCGGCGCAGGGGGCCGAACAAGCTGACCAGCCAGTCAAAGATGGCCATAAGGGACGCGAGGGACTTCTTCCAGAAGGCGACCATCTACAACCCGAAGTGGCGCTGGCGGACCTTCATGGCCATCCAGGATGGGACCATCAACCCCACGCTCGAGCGGGCCGCGCTGGAGATCGCACGGTTCTTCCCGAAGGGCGGCAAGGTGGACGACTTGACCGAGGCGATGCGCGGCATGACCATACTCCTCCGGAAGTCGCTCTCCGAGGATCCGCTGGCCGAGCCGAAGAAGGTCGGCGAGTCGTCCACGGTGATCGAGCATCCGGCGCAGGAGCCGCCAGTGCCGGCCGCCCTGCCGCCCCGCTCCTCCATCGTCCCGCCCGCCCGGCCGAAACGGACGCAGGGCAAGGCGACCCTGAAGCCAGGGGAAGAGGAGCTCACCTGATGGCCCGAGGACCCCGGCATCACGACCGCAAGAAGGCCACCTGCCCACGCTGTCACGGTGAGCTCGTCGAGGTGACCGGTCCGCTGGTGGAGGTGAAGGGGATCGACAAGGCGCCCGCCCGGTGTCTCGCCTGTCTGCACACGTGGCTCTCGGAGAACCGGGCGATCCTGGCCCTCCTCGCCTGATGGGCGACCGGAGCGCGATCCACTGGACCGACGCGACGTGGAATTGTTTGGTGGGATGCTCGCGCGTCTCGGCCGGCTGCGTCAACTGTTACGCCGAGCGTCTCGTCCACCGTGGCCTCTCAGCGCAGCATCGCGGCTTGACCAAGATCGTGAACGGGGCACCGCACTGGACCGGCGAGGTGCGCCTGGTCGAGTCCGCGCTCGACCTGCCGCTCCGGTGGAAGAAGCCGAGGCGCATCTTCGTCAACAGCCTCTCCGACCTGTTCCACGAGAAGGTGCCGGACGACTGGCTGGCGCAGATCTTCGCGGTCATGTGGCTGTCCCCACGCCACACCTTCCAGGTTCTAACCAAGCGGCCCGAGCGAGCTCTCGAGGTCTTGAGCAAGCCAACCTTCGAGATGTTCGTCCAGATGGCCGGGGAATCGCTTGGCAGGAAGAACGCGCCCGACTTCCTGACGTGGCAGTCCATGACCAAGATGGAGTGGAGGTGGCCCCTCCCGAACGTCTGGCTCGGCGTCTCGGTCGAGGACCAGGCGACGGCCGACGAGCGGATCCCGCTCCTGCTCCAGACCCCGGCCGCGGTGCGGTGGGTGAGTTACGAGCCCGCGCTCGGGCCGGTGGACTTCTTGTCGCAGTGGCACGACTGGTTAGCAGGTTGGACGACGGAAACAGAAGCAGACCCGCGTGACGGGACGCCGATGCCTGTCCAAGTGCAGACGGAGCGGCTCAACTGGCTCGTAGTCGGCGGCGAGAGTGGCCCAGGCGCTCGCCCCTTCGACCTCGCCTGGGCCCGCCAGACCATCGCGCAGGGCCGGGCGACCGGGGTGCCGGTGTTCCTGAAACAGGTCGGCGCCTATCCGATTCTCCAGGACACGCTCATTGAGATCTGCCATCAGGACTGGCCAGCTAGTCGTCAGTGCGGATACGGCTGGCTCCAGGCGCTCGACAATGTCCGTGAGACAGGCCACCGGGCGCTCCTCAAGGATCGCAAGGGCGGCGACCCCGCCGAGTGGCCCGCCGATCTGAGGGTCCGGGAGTACCCCAAATAAGGATTGACAGGGCGTCAACGCAGCCGTAGGATCACGGCCAAGGGAGCCCATGGACACCCCCAACCCGAAGCCGCCCGTTGAGCCCGAGGTCGAGGACCGCATCCCGCTCGAGCCGGAGCAGTTGCAGCGGGCGCTCGAGAACCAGATCGTCGGCCAGCCGGTGGCCCGCGTGGTGTGCTTCCGCTCCACGAAGGACCAACGCGAGCGGTATGCCGTGGTCCTGGAGAACGGGGCCTGCCTGCTCTTCGCGCCGGACGGCCAGAACCTCGTGATGACGCTGATCCAGAACGTACAGAACGTACAAGAAGAGGGCTGATGGCCGACGAGCTCGAGATCGACGCAGCCATCGAGGATCCGGGGGAAGCACCCGGTCTCGCGCCGGTCTATGCCCCCAGCCCCACGGCGGAGGAGGCCATCCGAGCCTTCGCCAACGGGCCGGTCACCGAACTCCGGCTCGTCGAACTCGAGGGCGCCCGCGGCGAGGGCAAGACCACCGCGGGGATCTGGTGCTGTGCCTCGCTCGCCGAGCGGGTCATCGCCGACGGGCGCTCGAGCGCCCTGCCACTCAAGGTGGCCGTGGTCCGGGACACCTGGGTCAACCTCCAGCGGACCACCGTAGACTCCTTCATACAGGCCCGGGCGAAGGGCGCCCGGATCGAGTTCTTCAACCAGCAGCACGACTGCATCCTGTACGACGACGAGGGGTTCGCGCTCTGCCACTTCTACTTCTTCGGGCTCGACCGGCCGGACCAGGCCGACAACCTCCAGGGGTTCCAGTGCGCGGTCCTCTGGCTCGAGGAGATTGCGCCGGCCGCGACGATGTCGGCGGGGATCCCGGCCGAGGCGCTCGGCTTGGGCGTCACCTCGGTCCGGCAGGAACGGATCCCGGGCCGGATCCTCCTGACTTTCAACCCGCCGCCGCCTGACCACTGGGTCGTCACCCTCGAGGACACCCTCGCCAACATCCCCGGGATGGAGTTGCAGAACATCCGCATCGTGCGGTACGTGTTCACCCCGGGCGAGAAGAGCGCCCACTTCCGAGCGCTCGCGGAGGAGGCCGAGACCGACGAGGAGCGGAAGGCCTGGACCGAGGCGGCCGACGCCTTCGACAACTACCGGGCCCGCAACCTGATCTTCCTCGAGGCGATTGGCCGCAGCGACCTCGCCTCCCGCCTCGTCAAGGGCCATCGCGTGGCGGTGCAGGAAGGCGAGGCGCTGGTCCGGTCATTCAGCCGGGCCCACCACGTTGCCAAACAGCCCATTCAGATTCTCATCGGCATCCCGATCCTCCGCTGCTGGGACTTCGGCCTTTGTTACGATGACCAGACTGAGGTCCTCACTGAATCCGGCTGGGCATTGTTCCGAGATCTAGTTGGTGACGAACGTCTAGCCACGAGGCACCCAGAGAGCGGCGGACTTGAGTACCAGGCCCCCATCCGGCTAGTGCGAGAGCCACACGCCGGACCGATGTTGTCCTATCAAAACCAGAACCTCGACATGGTTGTCACGCCAGAACATTTGCTGCCTGTGTTCCGAGAGTATGCCGGAACTGGCCGTTGGAGGACGACGACCGAGAAGCGCACAGCGGCGTGGTTAGCCGCTCGAGCCAATCCCCATGCGGCCGTGCCACTACGGGCCGCTTGGGGTGGGTCCGATCCTCACGAGGCTGGCACTCAGAAATGGACCGCCTCGGTCTGGGCCAGATTTTGTGGGTGGTGGCTGACGGAAGGATCAGTTCGCAAGGGGCTGGTGACGATCTATCAAGAAAAGGCAGCCCCCGGCCTTGTGCGTCTCCTTGCCGAGACTGGTTTGCCGTGGCGAGAGGCGCGTGCTTACGGTCGCCGCGTCGGTTGGCGAGTCTGGTGTCCGGCCTTGGCTGATGAGGTTAGGGGCTGGAATAAGCGGACCCCGAGGCCGCTGACCAAGATGAGCATCGAGACCATCCGGGAGTTCCTGGGCGCGGTCGTGGCTGGCGACGGTCACCATCGTCCTGGCAAGGACAGGGTTATCTTCACGGCGAGCCGCGGGTTTGCCGATGATCTACAGGAAGTGGCGATGTTGGCTGGCTGGTACGCTCGAATCACTCCTCGATCGGCCGCAGTCAGTCGAGTGATCCGAGATCGGCAAGGCCGCGAGCACAGAGCCAACGGCCGCGGTGGCTACGTGGTTGCCCTCAAGACCAAGGCCACGCGGTCGTGTTTGATTGGATCCAGGTGGAAGACCATTGACTACCGCGGGGCACGCTACTGCGCGACTGTGCCCAACGGGACGCTCTATGTTCGCCGCAACGGGATCGCCCACTGGAATGGCAACACGCCCTCGACGGTCTGGTGCCAGTGCGGGGCCGACTGGATCAACATCCTGGGCTCGCGGCGATCCGACCACGACGGCATGGAGCAGCACATCCTCAACCACGTACTCCCGTTCCAAGAGAAGTACGGAATCGGCCGGCCCAAGCCTGGCTCCGGGTTCGGGAAGGGGGCCAAGGGGGGCTTCGAGTTCGAGGACATCGGCGACCCGGCGGGGCTGTCCATGTCCCCCGTGAACAGCGAGCAGACGGCCGCCCGGGTCATCGAGGCGTACCTCGGGACCTTCTTCCAGCCGGGCCCGGTGGAGTGGTCGGCCCGCCGCGAGGCGCTCCAGTCGGCCTTCTGGCGGAAGGGTGGGGCCGGCAAGCGCATGTTCGTGCAGATCGACCCGGACGAGAACGAGGAGCTCATCATGTCCCTTGACGGCCGGGCCCACTACCCCAAGGACATCCGGACGGGGCGCATCGTCGAGACGGTCGAGGCGCTGAAGCGGGCGAGCGGGAAGTGGTTCCAGTCCCTCGACGCCCTGGGCTACGGTTTAGCTGTGAAATTTCCAGCCGATGAATGGTTGCGGGCACGTCTTCGAGAGAAGGCTCCGAGCACCCCAGGCCAAGCGCCACCAGGCAGTTGGCTCGGGAGGTAACGATGCCCACAATGCGGATCAACCTGGACAGGCGCTCGGAAGACATGGTGGCGATCCGGCTGATACGGCCGGTCCCATTGGCCACCATGACGGCGCTGCGCGAGCAGGACGCGCCGATCCTGCTGGCGCCGCCGCCCATGACCTTCGGACGGGCCGAGTGGTCGGTGCTGGTCACCTCTGGCCTGATCCACGCGCTCGGGCTCCCGGGTGGGTGGTGGGACTGGGACACGGTGACCGCGTTCCGGGCGCCAGAGGTGACCGAGCAGGATCACCTGCTCATCGTCGCCAGCCTGTTCCTTCAGGGCCACGAGTTCGGCCTGGACCAATACCTACCCGACAGGATCTCGGCCGGGGCGGCCCGGCTCAGCCGCCATGCCGCCGAGTACCGGGAGCGGGAGAGCATCCAGACCCCGATGGCTCCCTGGCCTCAGGTCGTGGCCCCCCTCCTCGAGCACGCCGTCGATAAGACCCACATCGAGACCCTCATGGACCTCGCCAAGCATGGCGAGGAGGCCACCTTCAAGGACCTTGCCCAGACCCTCGGGGTCCCGGCCGAGAAGCTCGACGAGCTCTGGACTGGCACTGTACGGAGAGTGAAGCCATGAAGATGGGTCAGTGGGCCGTGCCGGTCCTGATCGTCGCGCTGACAGCCACCGGGACCCTGTACCTCGCCCGCCAGGACCGCGCCGTGAAGGTCACCGACCAGGGCGTGCCGGTCCAGCCTCCGGCCCCGAAGTGGGAGATGCCTGGCTACCGTCAGCCGGTGCTGGCCCAGCCGGTGCCAGGCCAAGAGCAGGCGGCGCCGGGCCGCAACAACCCGACCGCGGTGCCGGTGCCGGGCGGGGTCATCCGCTCGCTGGACAAGATCAACGCAGCCGCGGCGCGGGTGGGGTGCCCGGTGCTGGTTCCGAACGATCCAGCGGGAAAGCTCCTGGATGTCGCGGAGTGCTTAGGCGAAAAGGCCGTGCAAACTGCCCCGGGGCAAAAGTGACACAGGGCTTCCGCAGCCGCAGCCCGAACAAGCCGAAGCCCCCGACCGTGTACGCCTTCACCTGCGAGGTCAAGGTGGCGCCCTTCATCAAGGCCCATGGGCTCTCGGCGGAGGGGGGCCAGCGGTGGACGTGGGCTGGCCACGAGGCCACCCCGGCCACGACGGAGTGCGGCTATCGCTGCCTCACCGAGAACCAGCTGCTCGCCCACCTGATCGTGACCCACCGACTCCCGGCCCTCCGGGCCCGGAAGGTCGCCGAGGTGGTGGGCTGACCGTGGGCAAGCCGGTCCCGCCTGACGCTGAGTTCCTCGCCGGCCTCCGGGTCAACCCCGCCTACAAGGGCATCGACCTCGAGCGCGAGCTCGCCCGGATGGACGCCTGGCTGACCATCCCGAAGAACCGCGGCCGGGTGAAGAGCCGGGGCTTCATCGTCAACTGGCTGAACAAGGTGGACGCCGCGGTCGAGACGCCCGCCGACCAGCCCCGGATGAACCCCACCAACAAGGCGGTGGCGGAGCGGGCGCTCGAGCGCGGGCCCGGGGATCCCCGCGCCGCCTTCGTCCGGGCCCTGACCACGATGGCCGCCGTGTTCAGGCTCGAGGTGGATGACCTCCTGCTCGAGGCCTACTGGGAGGCGCTGCGCGGGTGGCCCACGCCGGCGCTCGAGGCCGGGGCTCGACGCCTGATCGCCAGCAACATCCACTTCCCCCGGCCGGCCGAGTGGGGCGAGGCCGCGAAGCAGTGGGTCCTGGAGAAGCGGGAGCAGGAGCGCCGCGGCCGCCGGGCTCTGGCCCAGTCCACCGAGCCCCCGCTCCGGGCCGCAGAGGTCCGCGCCATGGTCAAGGACCTGGCCGCGAAGCTGTCGCTATGACCCGCCCACCCAGAGGGACGGGCTACTGCCACGGCTGCGCCCGCCGGATCCTCCTGGCCACCAACGGGAAGCTCTTCCTCCACAGCAACAACCCGAAGGAGCCGGCAGAGGCCCGGACCCACTGCCACGGATCCATGACCCGGCTCTACGAACCCGGCCCCGACCAGGAGACCCCATGATCGACTACCGCGCCGAGGTGGCCAAGGACCTTGATCGGGCCGAGTGGCTCATCAAGCGGCTCCCCGAGTATGATGTGCTCGACTCCGCAGCCGGGCTGCTCCCCTTCGCTCCGTCCGCGGCTCGCTTCGCCTGGCATATCCGCCTGACGCTCGTCCTCGAGGACCGGACCGTCGCCAACGCGGTCCGGCTGACGACGGCAACCAAAGACTTCCCGGCCGACCTCTTCGAGTCCGCCCGGGTCGTCCTCGCCTCCTGGTACGAGGATGTCTGGCTCACGACCCGCGGCTACCTTGATCCCGGTGGAAACTGGACCGAGAAGGGCCTGAAGGAACTACACACCCCCGACAAGGAGACATGAATGAACCGAGCCCATCGGTACTCCGGCATGACCCTCGCCTTCGCCGTCGTCCTCAGCCTGATCGCCGGCATCGTCCTCGAGCAGGCCGTCATCCGCTCCAACCGGAAGCCGGAGATCCGCACCGTCATCCAGGCCCCTAACCACGTTGCCGGCAGCATCCAGCCGCAGGCGCCGGATGTCCGGCCACTCGGCACACGGTCGCTCATTACCGCCGCCGACTTCAACCGCTACGTCGTCCAGGTCTGCCCGAACGCCGGACTCCCCACCTACGCCACAGGGGATATAGTCCTCCACAGTGAGGCCCTCGCGTGCCTCGTCTCCGCAGCCCTGTCCACGCCAAGTAACAGAGAAGGGCAAGCCGGAGCCGTAACCCCGCAGCCCTTCGTCCTTCACCCAGGGAAGACCCCCCTGAGCGACCCCACCCAGGACGCCTACTACCGGAGCCTGCTCAGGGACGGCCGCTTCCCGACCACCGGATCGGACCCGGGGAGGCCGAAGAACGACTGTTACCGGGAGTGGAAGGCCGGCGAGACGGTACACCTTCCGGCTGGCTGTCTGTTCGAGAATCCGGGGAGGCCGAAATGAAAGTCGATCGCCTCGAGATCGAACAAGCCGAGAACGGGTTCATCATCTACGCCCGCTGGCAGGATTTAACCAACCGGTTCGTGGCGCTCGACTGGGGCGAGACCCAAGAGATTCTGCACAAGGTCGAGTGGGTGCGCCAGCCGCAGACGAACGGTGCGCCGCCATCTGGCGTCCCGGAGCGTGCGCGATGACCCACACCTACGCGGTCCTCGAAGTGTCGCAAGCCGTCTACGACGAGATCAGGGCCAAGCTCGAGGCCGCGGGGTACGATCACGCCTTTCACGAGGACCCAGACGTGATCGACATGCACGGGATCGCGTTGCAGGCTGAGGGGCCGCGGTGAACCCCTGGAAGGTCATCGCGTTCATGCTGGGCGCCGGCATCCTCGTCATCCTCATCAAGGCGGCCGGGCACCTCCAGCGGATCGAGTTCGTGCTGAACGCCGGGTGTCTGTGATGGCCTGCCGGATGAGGCATACCCTGATCGCGTGGGTCCTGATGGTGGCGGCTGGTGGGCAGGGCTACTTCGCCGTGAGTTTCGGGCCGCGCCCAATGGCCGTGTTCTCGAGCGTCCGCGATTGCGACGTGGCCCGGGGCAAGCAGATCGAGGTGTACAGGCAATTCCTCACCCCGCCGATCAAATCTGGCTACGACTACATCGAGGGCGTCGGCGTGAGTGGGCACGTTGACGCCGCCCAGTTCCGCCAGCTGTATATCCTGACCTGCGAACAGACAAGGGGGAGATGATGGCCTGCCGGATCAGCAAGAAGGTGTTCGACCGGATGGCCGGAGAGGAGGCCAAGGCCCATGGCCTGAAGGCTGTGGGGGCCCACGAGGAGGTCTACTCCGCGGACGACTTCTACGCGGACTTCAGCCTCGCCGGGATCGCGCTCCAGACCGCCCTCCTCAACCGCAAGGCCATCCAGTCCCTCGTGGACGAGCCCGAGCAGGCGCGGCCGATCATCAGGAACCTGCTCCGCTGGGCCAAGGAGCACGGGGCGAGATAAAGGTTGACAGCGTGACAACCCAAGGATAGGGTGAAGCCCACATGGAACCGGACCTCAAGGGGGCAGTTATACCGTACGCTCCAAATAAGAGATTCAGGGATTGTTGGCCCAGGAGGCGAGCCGATGAGCAAGCGCACCGTTCAAGTTCTCAGTAGCAAGGGGGACCGCCACTACACCGTGACCGTCGAGGACGGCAAGGCGACCAGCTGCGACCAGGAGTGCAAGGGCTGGTTCCACAACCAGAAGTGCCGGCACCTCGCCGACGCCGAGCGCCTCGACCGGGAGCAGACGGCCAAGGAGACCAAGGGGACGAGATGAGGCCCGGAGACCAAGCCGCCGCGCTGCTCTTCCTCCTGGAGTACGACCGCCGCCGCTGGCAGGACGCCAGCTTCCGGGAGGCCTACAACGCTCGCCGCCAGGCCGCGGCCTCTACCATGGTAGAGGTCAGGGGTAGGTGACGCGGTGACAGGCGCGTGCCCTCGACATGCCGTGCCCTCCTCCACCTGTTCGCATCCGTGGTGTATGAAGAGCGACGCGGGCGTGGAGGCGGCACGTAAGATGCCCTGTAGCACTTGCGGTGGCGATTGGGCTCGCCACGTGATGGCCGCGGGCGCTCAACGGTCAGCCAGAGCAGCCAAGAACTATCACCGCTGGGCGCCGAGCCCCGAGGCCATCGCCGCCCACACCGAGGCCGCCGTGAAGGGGAAGGAGGCGGAGATGCGGGAGCAGTTAGCCTCAATATGGCGGCTCCTGCGGGATTGCGCGGTTGAGACCATTCGCTCTCATATGGACGAGGTGACTGCATCCGTCGCGCTGGTGGTGAAGGGGAAGGACTATCCTGCGACGCCGCCTATTCCTGTATCCGTAGAACAGTGGTCCGATGCAGTAAAGCAGAAGTTGAAAGAAAAGCCTACGTGGAAAGATCGAGCGGCATGGAATCGTGAGAAGAAAGACCTGACGGCCCGCCTCGCCGCTGCGGAGGAGGAGCGGGATGAGGCGATGTCCCAAGGCTACGCCACTGGCTACGACGTTGGGAGAGACGAGCGCGACACCCTCAAGGCCGAGCGGGACGCGGAGACGCTGCGAGCCAACACGTATCTGGACAAGATCAAAGCCCTCACGGCCGTCAAGCAGGCACCGCAAACAAGGTGACACTCCTACTCAGGTGACGAGTCGGTGATTTTCCAGGTTGACGATCCGACAAACCATCCTCTACCATGGTAGACATGCTCGCCTTCGATGATGGCCGAAGCCGGGTTCACATCGGCCACGTCCTCGAGGAGCTCGCGGCCCTGCCGGCCGACTCCGTTCACTGCGTGGTGACGAGCCCGCCGTACTACTCGCTCCGGGACTACAAGGGGCTACCCGACTTCACCTTCGGCGATGGTTGGACTGGCCAGCTGGGACTTGAGCCGACCCCGGAACTCTACATAGACCACATGGTGGAAGTGTTCCGCGGTGTGCGGCGGGTCCTGCGCCCCGACGGAACCTGCTGGTTAAACCTTGGCGATTGCTACGCCAACACGGGGAAGAGCGGCGGGGGCGCCCAGGGCGCCCGCTGGCAGGGCATGGGAGGCACTACCGACGAGTGCAAGGGCACGTTCAAGTACGCGCCGCCCGGCCTGAAGCCCAAGGACCTAATGATGATCCCGCACCGGGTGGCGGTGGCCCTCCAGGAGCCGTACTACACGGGCCGGATCAAGAGCAGCGATGACCGGATCTGGCTCGCCGCCATGCTGGACGCCGAGGGCTGCCTCTTCATCCACAAGCGGAAGGCCGGGCAGCACAACGGCCAAGGCTACTACAGGACGAACGACAACTTCGGCCCCGGGGTCGAGATCAGCAATACCTCGCTCGCCGTCATCGAGCGCATCCATGCTCTCGTCGGCCAGGGCTCCATCTGCTCCCAGGGCCCAGAGGAGAACAACCGAAGGAAGCAGCGGCTCTACCGGTGGAACCTCCGCACCATCGAGTGCCGAGAGTTTGTCCGGGAGGTCTACCCGCACCTCGTGGCGAAGCAGCAACAGGCCCGGATTCTATACGGCTGTCTGCCGTCAGGAGAGCGAGCCGAGGCCGCACATGCTGCCCTGATCTCTCTGCACCGCACAGGCCAGTCCGACGTGGACTGTCAAGAGCCACCGTCGATGTACGAGCCGGGCTGGTACGTAAGGTGCGACATTGTTTGGTCGAAATTGAATCCGATGCCCGAGTCCGTGACGGACCGGCCGACCCGGGCCCACGAGTACCTCTTCCTGCTGGCCAAGAGCGAGCGGTACTACTACGACGCCGAGGCGCTCAAGGAGCGGGCGGCGTGGCCGGATGGCCCGAACGCTCCCGACAAGATCAAGAGCCCCTACGGCCAGGGCTTCACGCGCCGCGCAGACAAGCAGGCCGAGACCGGCCTCACGGATCCGGCCGGCCCCGACATGACCAAGGTCGGGTTCAACGACCGCTGGAACGAGGCGAAGGACGACGGCAGCGCCCCCGTGGGCCGCAACAAACGCTCAGTCTGGACGATCGCCACAGTCCCGTACCCAGAGGCCCACTTCGCCACCTTCCCGCCAGACCTGGTCCGGCCCTGCATCCAAGCCGGGACGAGCGAGCGCGGGGCCTGCGCGGCGTGCGGGGCCGGGTGGGAGCGGGCGGTGGAAATCACGAGGACCGAGCGCACGACCGGCGGCCATAGCCCGAAGCGAGCGAGCATCAACGAGGGCGGCGGCGAATCGTCGTGCCTAGTTAACAACACGCTCCCGTCATCGGTCACCGTAGGCTGGCAACCCACCTGCGATTGCCCGCCGGGCAACTCCATCCCTGCGACAGTCTGCGACCCCTTCCTCGGCTCCGGCACGACCCTCGAGGTCGCGGCCAGCCTGGGCCGGCGCGGGGTGGGCATCGAGGGGAATCCTACATATCTCCCGCTGATCGAGAAGCGGCTCCGGCAAGGGGTGCTGCTGTGAGGCGCGTCATCGTCGAGAGCCCATACGCCGGGGATGTGGAGCGCAACATCCGGTACGCCCGCGCTGCGGTGCGAGATTGCCTCTTGCGCGGCGAAGCACCGATCGCCTCGCACCTGCTGTACACCCAAGAGGGAATCCTTGACGACGCGATCCCAGCGGAGCGCAATATGGGGATCGAGGCTGGCCTCCAGTGGGGTCTGCTGGCCGAATCTTCGGTGGTGTACTCGGACCTTGGGGTCACGCCGGGGATGGAGCGCGGAGTTGCCAGGGCCCGGGCCGAAGGCCGAGCCGTCGAGTTCCGCAATCTGCCGGGGTGGAGTCTATGAGAGAGGCGGTGAGGGGCTGGGGCGGCCGCCGCGAGGGCGCCGGGCGGGGCCGAGTCAAGCGTCTCGACCCAGCCGAGCTCGCCGCCTTCGCCCGCGAGCCCATGAGCCGCGCCCGCGCCGCCCAGTTCCTCGGGACCAGCTGGGCCGTGGTGGACCGGGAAGCCCGGCGCCACGGCATCGTCTTCAGGATCGGCACCGCCGGCTACGGGATCTCCCGCACCTTCCGGGTCCACTGAATGAACGGTTACGACGACTTCCAGCCGGACCCGGAACTGCTCGCCGGGCCACCGCCTAGCCGCCGGCCGCAGCCTCAGAGGAGATGGAGCCGGGCCCGGCTGTACGGCCTCGGCGCCCTGGTCAAGCTCGGCCTGCACCGCCGCCTCGTCTACGCCAACCTGAGTCTCGGCTGGTTCCATGAGTTCGAGGAGTATTGGCGCGAGGCCCTGGGCAACCGTCACCTTCCGCCCGCGTCGCCGGCGCCGGCTCGACTCCGCCGATTACCAAGGGCTCCTGCCGCCCGTGGTCCCCTTCAGCCGCATCGTGCACCTGATCGCCGAGCGCCGGCAGATGACCCTCTGGGAATTGTAGTTGACAGGACGTAAACCCTCAGACTAAGATCCGCGCATGCCCACCCACGGGTGTCGCTGGCCCTTCGAGAGGGAAGCGACCTGTCCGGCATGTGGGCGCCGCTGCGCTGTAGACAAGTCCGGGCGCCTCGCCTGGCACGCCAGTCAGCCGCGTCACCCCGGCCGGTATCGTCGCCGGCCCCGCTGTCCCAACCGTACCGCCGCCGTGGCCACCATCAGACCGCGACCCCTTGAGGTGAGCGCATGAGGTATTCGTCAAACACCGACCTCCAGGCATCGGCCGAGCATTTCGAAATCTCATCCGACTCGATCATGACGGACATTCTCCGGGAGCATAAGGCCCGGAAGGGCGGGGCCAAGAAGATGCAGGGGATGGCCAGCCTGCTCGACATGGACCTGGCCAACGCGGTCGGCAAGCTGACCCCACCGGTCCGGATCTACCGGGTCGGGCCCGCCGGCGAGCTCATCCTGAAGGAGCAGATCCAGGCCACGACCTTCCGCCGCCGGGCGCTAGAAAGCATCGGGGGCAAGGTCTTTCAGGAGCGGATCGACGAGCTTCAGCGGAAGCGCAGGAAAGCCGGCCAGCGGTCCAAGGCCAAGAGTCGGGCCGCTCGAATCCGGTTGGGGCTGGCGCGGACCCCGATCGCGGAGGAGGACGATGCTGAATAGATTGACACGGTGGCAATCCGTCCCCTAAGATGAACGCCATGAGGTCTGGACCGGCTGAGAACGCCGCCAAGACACATTGCTGGGCCGGGCATCCGTTCGATGAGGTCAACACGCATCGGTATCTTGGTATGCGTGTTTGCCGGGCATGCAAGAGACGCCGGATCCACTCGGCTGAGAAGGTGCCTGGTAGTGGTGCTCATCGGTTGCTGTTGGCGCACAGGGCGAGGCGGAAGCGCAGTAAGCAGCGGAAAATACGGGAATGGGTTCAGCAGTTGAAGGCAGCGACGCCGTGTGCAGGGTGCGGCTTACGGCATCCGCACTGGGTGATGGAGTTCGATCACCTAGAACCACGGAACGGAGATGCTAGGCGGAAAGTGTCCGAGATAGTCGGCAAGGGTACTTGGGCACCGCTACTGGTGGAGATCGAGCGGTGCGACATAGTGTGCGCCAACTGCCATGCTGACCGGACATGGAGGAGGGCCCAGGAATGTCAGGCGAAGGTCCAGGCGCTGGCGCTGTAGCTGTCCTGAACCGGGAGATCTCCGTCCTGCGCGGGCGCACCGCGCCGGCCGTCGGGTTCTGGCCGGGCCGGTACGACGCCGACCACCTGCGCTCGCAGATCGGGAGCGGCGTCTTCGCGAACCTGGTGGGCGTGGGCGACATCCGGATCGAGACCGAGTAGTGCTGGACCTGAGCCGCCGCCCCCACTACAGTCTCGCGGCGGTCCGGGCCTACTTCGACCTCCTCAAGGGGTTGGTCCTGAAGCGGTGGGACGAGCTCGGCAAGCCCGAGGGCGTCATGTTGGTGGGGCTCCTGCGTGAGAAGTGGGACGCCGACATGAAGGCCGCGAACGGCACCGCGGCCAAGGCCCAGCGGAAGGTGCTGGCCCAGGGCAAGAAGCTCGCCGACCTTCAGGCCGCGCACATCCGGACCCTGGCCGAGCTCCGCCGGATGAACCTCGAGCGCGACGCCCTCAAGGAACTACTCGGCCAGGTTGCTCCGGGCGTGGCGAAGGCCTGGGCGCTGGTCAAGCAAGTCGAGGAGCGCGGCCGACCACCCGCGCCGCAGACGCTCTTCGGTGGCAACAAGGGCCGCGGCGCGTTCGACGACATCCCCCAGACCCACGAGACGCACGGAGACTGAAGCCATGCAGGACCAACAGCGCGAGCTCCTCGAGGCCTACCTCCGGGACCACCCGGATGTTCCGCTTGAGGTGGCTTGGAAGAATCTCCTGGTCTACGGCAACCCAGCCGGATGCCGCACCTGCGACATGGGCGACTGCCCCTATCACGTCCCGCAAGCCCAAGGAGCCTGACCATGGGCAAGAAGGGCGGCGCGAAGAAGGACAACCCAGCCCTCTGGGAGCGGTTCCCGGATGGGGAGGCGCTCATCGCCAAGCTGCGCCCGGCCTACCACAAGCACCTCGAGGGGCTGGCGATTCTGTGCTTCTCGAAGCCGGAGGCCAGCAAGAGCAAGGGCCGGATCAACGTGGCCAAGGCGATGAAGGCCACCCCGATCCTGAAGGCCGCGCTCCGGCACCACGACGAGAAGATCGACTACCTGGTGGTGGTCGGCCTCGACGAGTTCAAGCCGATGGACGCCAAGACGAAAGAGGCGGTCATCGACCACGAGCTCTGCCACTTCGCCGGGCCGGACGACAAGGGCAACATGAAGATGCGCGGCCACGATGTCGAGGAGTTCACCGAGATCCTCGAGCGGCACGGGGCGTGGGACTCGAGCCGGTACTACTTCGCCAAGGCGGCGCAGGAACTCCAGCTGGGCCTGCCGGGGACCACGGTGGCGTAATTTGAAAGTCGCCCGCGGCTGGAACCGACCGATCGTGGTGAAGCCGACCTGGATCATCTTCTGGTTGGGGTTGGTCCCGATCGCCGCGCCCCTCCTGGTCGAGCACGTGTGGGGCCGGGTCGCCCTGTTCCGGGCGGCCTGCGCCTTGGTCGCGCCGTGAACCCCGAGAACCCCCAAGCCTCTACCATGGTAGAGGAGGTGGGCGGGAGCGCCGCCGCCGAGCAGGTGGTCTGCTACAACGGGTGGAACGAGCCGATCGAGGTCAACCTCAAGGGCCACCGCTTCGCGCTGGTGACCCACCGGTGCCGCAAGGAGATCCTCCACAAGGGCGACGAGCACGAGTGCGCGTGCGGGCGGAAGTGGGCGAAGATATGAAGAAGAAGCCCGAGAAGAAGCCGAAGCCGGTCCAGTCCAAGAGCGTCCAGCGCCGCCTGGCGATCCAGCAACCAGAGAAGCAGGGCAAGCCCGCCACCCACGGGGCCAGCTGCTCGTGCCTCTACTGCCGCTCCCAGCGGGCCCGGCCCGGCCGATGAAGGCCCCGCTGGTGGAGGTGACGTGGACGGACGCCTGCTCGCATCACGGCTGGTACAAGGACAGCGAGCTTCACGAGTGCCAAGCCGTAAGAATGACGACGGTGGGCTATCTGGTGCGTCGGAGTAAAAAGGACATTGCCCTGGCTCAGACTAGCTCGCATCACGACGGTAACCCAGGCGAGGACAAGTGGTCAGAGGTCTGGGTGATCCCGGCGCAGTGGATCAAGCGCGTGCGGCGGTTGAAGTGAGACCCCGCGGGTCCGACGACTGGGACCGGGAGTACCGGCAGCCCGACGGCATCCGGGCGAACCACGACATCACCCAGGACGATATGGAGCGGGAGGCGGAGCTCGACCGCTGGCTGGGCTACGCCCTCGGGACGCTGGCCGTCCTCGGGGTCTGGAAAGTCCTCGATCTGATCTGCGCCTTCTTCTGGTTCCTCGTCGTCTGATTCCCTCCGCAGAAAAAAAGTAGCACCCCGCCGGACATACTTCAGGTAGCGTGAACCCTGTGGCAGGACACCGCCCATGGGGCGGGTAGAGACGTGTCAAGGCGGTAGGGGGCGGCTCGGAACCCGACTCCGGGCCGCTCCCAAGCCCACACAGGGGGAGCGGACATGCCAGGGATTGCCAGCGGATTCGCCGCGATGATGGCCGCCAAGAAGGACAAGACCAAGGGTAAGAAGGCCATGCCCGCGAAGATGAAGGCCAAGATGCCCATGAAGGGCATGAAGGGCGGCAAGATGCCCATGAAGGGCAGCGCCCTCGAGTCCTACGACCGCTACTAGGCCTCGTGGACTGGGCCGGGGCTCTCGATGCGGGTGAGCTCGTGATGAAGACGAGCGCAGCGGTGGTCGCCATCGCCTTCGTGGGCGCCTTCCTGCTCCTCTTGCTCGCCGCGGTCTTTCAGAGATGACCGGCGATGAAGTGGCCCCACTGGCTTCGGCACCGGTGGGGGCCCTGGTATTGCCCGCGTCTGTACGCCAGTCGGTACGGGGTCTACGCGCTCGAGCGCCGGGTCTGTCGCACCTGCGGCAAGACGCAGATCTCCACCACCACGGCAGTTAGGAAGGGAGGATAACCATGGACGGCATGGGCTGGGTGAACGCCATCATCGACGCGATCATCGACGGGGTCTACACCGCGGGCTCGGCCCTGCTCGTCGTCATGGTCTCCAACGGGGAGTACGTCGTCCCCAACAAGGCCGCGCTGTACGCGGCCGCGGTCACCGGCCTGGTCGGCGCCGCCAACCAGCTGCGGGCGCTACGCAAACAGCCCCGATGATCTGGAGGACCGTCGCCGTCTTCTGGCTGATCGGCCTAGCCCTCGTACTCCCGGGCTGCGCGGCGACCAAGAGCCTGTTCACCAACCCGACCGGGCTCATCACGATCGAGCGGGCCCAGTTCCTCTCGACCTACGCGACGATCAAGGTCCTCTACAAGAGGCTCCGGGCCCAGGCCGCGGCCGCGTGCGTGGAGAACGCCCTCCCCAGGAAACTCGACCAGATCGACTGCGCGGAGCTCGCGGCGATAGACCGGAAGGTCAAGGCCCTGGACATCCAGATCCAGGCCAAGATTGAGGTGCCTGAAAGCGAGATCGACTGGGCCGTGGTCAAGGACCTCCTCGGGGCGATCGTGGGGCTGGTGCCATGAGCCCCCACTTCCTGACCCCACTCCGGACCCGGCTCTACGCCCGCGGGCGGTGGATCACCGAGGCCCCGCTGATCTACTGGTCGGGGGTGGCTGACCGCATCATCGAGGTGCCGGCCGAGTTCATCACCGACTTCGCCAGCGTCCCGCGCTTCACGCCGATCTCCTTCGCCATCGCCGGGGGTCGGGCCCCACAGGCCGCGACCCCGCACGACTACCTCTACCAGCATCCAGACTGGGAAGACCGGAGCCTGGCCGACGCCATCTTCAGGGAGATCATGGGTGTGGACCAACCCGCGCTCGGCTTCGAGTCGGAGCCTCCGGCGATCCGGGGCCTGATGTGGTCGGCCGTGCGGTCCTTCGGCTGGTGGCCCTGGAGTCGGAACGAGAAGCGGGCCAAGACCCTGAACCCGATCTGGACGGCCTCAGCCTGGCCGGAGGTGCAAGCCGCATGAAGAAGATCCTGATCGCCGCCCTCCTCATGGGGATCGCCGGGTGCGCCACCGCGCCGGCCAAGTCCACCGCGTTCAACTGCGCCCCGCAGGGGTATGAGCGCTTCGACGGGTGGGAGGCGATCGACCACCGGACTGGGATGGCCACGGCCACCGACACCGGACAGCCGGTCCAGATCACCTCGATCGGGCTGGCCCGGGGCGAGGATCGGCTGGTACTCGTCTTCATGGGGGACGCGCTGATCCTGGTGGATCCGAAGCCACAGGACCCGAGCGTCCCGATGCTGGCCAACACCCGCTACTTCACGACCGACAACAAGCTCCGAGCGGAGCCGCAAGGCGCCTGCGGATGGCGCGAACTCATCCTCGGAGGGGAGAAAGCATGAGCGAGTACGAGTCGATCGAGCCGCAGTTCGACCTCGCCGCGCAGGAGGCCCGGGCCGCCAGCCGCAAGCCGAAGGCCGAACGGCCACTAGAGCCTGGCGTCGGTGACACGTCGGAGCAGGCCGCGATCCGCGCAGAGTTGGCAGAGAAGGCCGCGCTCGAGCCGGTGCCCGAGGTGCAGGGCAAGGTGGACCAGGAGCCTGAGCTCCCGCAGGACCCAGCCGTGGCGCCCCCCGACCCCGAGGTTCAGGGTGGGTGATACCGCGAGACCCATGGTGGGGGCCGGCGGCCGAGTGGGCCTTCGTATTCCTCTGGGTCCTCCTGCGGCCACTCTACTGCCTCCAGCCGAGGTCATGCGTCGACTGCCGACGGGCACGGCGCTCTACATCGCCATGATGAGCCTCGGACACGAGGGGCCGGGCTACCGGATGGGGAAGACCCTGGCCACGATGAGGCGGCGCCTCGAGGATCTATGGGCCAAGGCGACCCTCTCCAAAGCGTGAAGACGTGCCCGGGTTGCCAAGGAAGAGGCGTGGTGGCCGGCGGCGGAAGGTGCAACCTGTGCCGCGGCACGGGGCTGGTCGAGGAACGCGGCTCGTCAAGGCCGAAGGCATAGACTGGACGAAATATGAGAAGGGAACGACGGGCGGCTCGAGTCAGGTGCCGCCTGAATGCGTGGCGAAGTCGGACACGGGGAGCGCGGACGATATGTGGCTGCGGACGAAAGTGACGGAGCCTCCGGTCCCGGAGGACATCTTCGTTCCGCCCACCAACGCGCTCCCGGATCTGATGAACACAGACCTTCGGCCAGGCTGGGAGGACGTGGGCTAGCATGAACAGGTTGCTTGGCGTGTTGGATGCCGCCCGCGTGCTCGGGCTGATCGTGTGCGCGGTGACTGCCCTGACCGCGCGGGCGGTCATTGATGGAGTCCGAGGAGCCTAGCCAGTGCCCAAGATGACTCTCCAGGAAGCGCGGGAGCTCGGCCTGCTGTCTCCCGAGGAGCTCGCGGCCATCGGCTACGGGCCGAACCCCTTCACGCCCAGAGCCGGAGCATCCTGGACCCCGAACCTCGGCATCCGGCCCGGCCTGACCTCCAGCAGTTTCTTCCGATACCCCGGCCTCTATCAGCGCCCCGGCATCTCGAGCCTGCGCTTCGGACTCGGTGGACTCAGGCAAGGGCTGACCCTCTCGCCGGAGTCCCCGGCGCTCGGCCTGGGCGGGGTTGCCGCCCCGGTCGGGCGACCCGGAGCTCGAGGGGTGGGCTACGGGGTGTCGGGGGGTATCGCCGGCGGTATCGCGGGGGGTGTCGCGGGCGGTCGGGCGGGCATCGGAGCGGAGGGGAGCGGCAACCTCCCGACCATGATCCTCCCGGACGGGCGCCGCCTAGTCCGGATGCCGGATGGCCGGGCCTTCATCGTTGGCGGGCCCCAGCGTATGGTCAGCGCCGAAGCGCCCGAGGGGCTGGCCGCGCTTCAGGCCATGGGCTTCATCAGCCAGGGCGTCGGCGCCGTCAAGCAGCTGGCCGACCTCATCAGCCAGATCCCAGGCGGAACGCCGGGAGGGTTGCCAGGCGGGCTCCCAGGTGGAGCGCCCGGTGGGGTCGCCGAAGAGCCCGATGGCCCCGGGGCCGGGCTGGTACGGCCCGCCTCGCTCCAGCAGGGTCCGGCCACGCCGGCCGACGCGCTCCTCCCGCCTGACCTGAGCCCAGAGGATCTGGCCGCGCTCGGCGAGCTCGGGATGAACACGGATCTGCGTGGGCCGGCCGCGCCCAGTCTCTTGGATCTGAACGCTCCACCGGCTGGCCGGGCGCTCCTGAGCGGCGAGATCTCTCCTGAGGACTTCGATGTCATCGAGAACCTCGATAGGCTTCCGGCCGGGCAAGGCCCAGGGTACGTGCCGCAGCCTGGCTCGTGGACAGGGCAGCCGGAGATGTTCCCAGGCGGGATCGGAACACCAAGCGACCTCAGCCTGTCCGATGCGTTCTACGCCCCGGGCGGCGGCAATGCCGCCTCCGTGCTGCTCGACCCCGAGACCCGGCGCCTCTACGAGCTCGGCCTGACCCCGGAGCAGATCATGGGGATGATGCCAGCGCCGAACACGGACCGCAGGGCCGACACCGCCCCTCGAGGGCTCGGACCCGAATCATCCGATATCTTCGCGCCGGAGCCTGGGCCCGAGGGTGGCGTCAACTTCACCCTCGGCAACACCCTCGGCCTGGGCCAGAGCTTGCTCGGGGTCGGGCAGGGCGCGGTGACGGGCGACCCCACGACCCTCATCAAGGGCCTGTTGCAGTCCGGGGTCTCGCTCGCCGACATTGCGAACATCCCAGGCCTGAAGGGATACCTCGGGGGGGCCGGGGCCGCCGCGGGCCTCGGCCAGGCGCTCGCACAAGGCGATCTCATGGGAGCCGCCAAGGCGGTGCCGGGTCTCCTCAGCGCGGCCCAAACCATCGCGCCGGAGACGAGCGCGGGTCTCCTGGACAAACTGGGCCTGTCCAATCTCAACCTCGGTGGCGCCGGTGGAGCCCTCGGCGCGCTCCTCAGTCTCTACAATCTCGGCCAGAGTGGGGGCCTGACGAGCGGGAACTTCGCGCAGACGGAACAGGCCCTCCGGGGCCTCCCGGACATGACGATCAAGGCCCTGGTCAATTCGGGCCTCCTGGACAAGGCGGCGGTGGGCGCCGGGGGCGCGGGGGGCCTGGGCGGGTACGCCAACGCCGCCGGGGCCGTCGTGGGCATGCTCCCCGGGGCCCTGGCGGCGGGTGGGATCCTCACGGACCCGGAAGAGCAGGCGCAGGCTGAGATGGCCGCGACGCTGGCGCAGGCCGGCATCACGGCCGCGACCGTGGCCCCGGCCATTGCGACCGCAGCCGCCGGGGGGGCTGTCGGCGCCGCCGGGGCCGGGATCGTCGGCGCCGCCACCCTGCCCATCGCGCTCATCCAGGCGTACAAGGGCATGCAGGACGCCGCGACATACAAGAAGGAGATGGCGCAGTTCAAGAAAGACATGGCCGGGCCGCTTCGGGAACTCCAGGGCTTCATCCCCAAGGACGCCCCCAAGGCGTTTGAAACCATCATGAACCCGCGCGCGTCCTCCGAGGAAGTCAAAGCCTCCTACGACCGGGCCAAGTACCTCCAAACGCTCTACAACGAGTACGACCGGCACATCAAGGGCGGGGGCGCGGTGAGCGTGGGGGGCAAGAACATCCAGGGCTACACGCAGGGGATGGAGCAGAAGTTCGCGCCGTTCATGCAGATGAACGAGGCCGCGCTCATGCTCGGGCAGGATCGGCTCACGCAAGCCGGCGTGGCGTTCGACCCGTTCTTCCGCGCCGGGAGCGATCCCCGGTCGCCCGTCTTTACGGCGTTCGGGGCCGATTCCCCCTTCCTCTCCGAGAACTTCTACGGCTATGAAGCGGGCCGGGACCAGGCCCAGCGGGAGGCCCTGGCGAAGAATGCGGCATGGCTCCAAGAGGTGCGGGCGAATCAGGCCCGGGAAGCGATGGCGAACGGCATGGCCGTGCTCCCAGGCGACGTCGCCGGGGCCCCGGCGACCGGGCCCATCACCCCGGAGGAAATCGAGATCGCCATGGGCGCCGGTGGGGCGCAAGGGAACTTCCTCCGCAGTACCCGGTGGAATCCTGCCGTGCAGCCCCAGGTGGACGCCGCCTTCCAGGGCAACACGCTCCTCGGTGGACTCCGGACGCTCGCGGGGCAATACGGCGTGGATATTCGGAGTCCCTACCTCCGGCTGGCCATGCAGTACTCGGCCGCCCCCCAGCCCTCGGCGCCACAGCCAGCCGACGCCAGGGGCCCCATGGCCTTCGACCCGCTCAAGTTCCTCTCCAGCCTCGAGGCCGGGGAGCGGGCCCAGATCCAGTCCGGCCAGGACACCCTGACCTTCGTACCCTACAAGCCGGAACAGTCGAGCCAGTTCTCGGCGCCCGAGTCCGGCTACCAGCAGATCGGCGAGGGGTTCTACGCCAAGTCGTCCGGCCAGGGTGCCGGCGCCGAGATCTACCTCCCGCAGGACCGGGCCTCCGACCTCGGCAAGGCGCTGGCGGGCTACCAGGGGTCCCCGGTCGCCGGGCAGCTAGGGGCGCTCCTGGCCACGCCGGTCCCGTCAGGGCAGGAGGCAGGCGCGACCCCGGGCGCGGGCCCCGCCGGCGACATCGTCCCCGAGGCGGTCGCGGCCGGGACGAGCGCCACCGAGCCGGCGACAGGCACCGTGGCCCCACCGCCGGACGCGACCCAGCCGCTACCGGGCGCGGGCTTCAAGAAGGGCGGGACGGTGCCGAAGACCGGCCAGTACCAGCTGCACAAGGGCGAGGTCGTGGTGCCGGCCGATCGAGCCGACGACATCCTCGACCCCGCGAAGGATATGGAGGACGAGGGCCGGCTGAACGAGACCCTCCAGGGCATGCGGAAGGACGGAACCCTGAAGCTCGGCCCCAGCGGCCGGCCGCTCCAAATGCCGAAGATGGGCCCCGGCCCCTTCGAGCGCGGCTTGGACACCACCATGCCGGACGAGGCGAAGGCCCCGGCCGAGAAGGGCTGGTACGTCCACATCAAGGAAGGGGTCCCGAGCCAGGACCTCGACGGCAACGACCCGATGGTCCGTCGGCTGGCCTTCACACCGGATGAGGTGGAGCAGGCCCTCGAGGACGGCGAGGCCCCGATCATGGTAGGGAAGGGCGTCCTGGCCCTGCCGCCCTCAGCGATCCGCGGGTTCCTTCAGAACGCCCAGAACATGCAGAACAAGGACCCGATGAAGCATCCGGCCATGGTCGCCATGGGCCACCGGATCCGGCAGGCCCAGTCGATGAAGCCGGAGGGTGACACGCTCCCGGGCGGTGGGGGCCCGCCCGCCAGGCCTTTCGGCAAGCCACGTTTCCGGGGTGATCGCGGCCAGGGCACCGACCGTCCACTCGATTCTGTCTCGGCTCCGTCGGAGATCGGCGGGGGCCTGACCGGCGCGGACGACACCTTCAGAAACATGGACGTGCTGCCGAAGTCCTTGCCGCATATGCCCTCGATCCCGGGGGCCGTACCGCTGCCGGACACGTTCCAGACCCGCGGCCTCGGGGGGCCAGGGATCGCCCGCGCCATGCGCCTCGCGCAGGGCCCCGCCGAAGACTTCGCCAGGCAGGATCGGATGCTCGAGGGGATCGACCGTGGCACGATCGCCCCGTCCACCCTCGGGGGTGCCAGCCGGGAGCAGCGGCAACACCTGACACCCGAGGACATCATGCGTCGGCCGGCGAGGCCCGCCGGTGCGCCACAGCCCCAGCCCGGCCTGCTCGAGCAATTTCGTCGCCGGATCACCGGATAGGAGAGCCCATGGCCAAGAAGAAGAAGAGCAGCAGCATGGACGTGATACTCGGCGGCGCCATGCCGGGCGCCTACAAGCCCCCGACCAAGGCGGAGATCATCAAGTCCGAGTCCAAGTACATCGGCCAGCGGATCGCCGACGCGGATCCCAAGGTGAAGAAGGTCAGGGACGAGATCAGCCGCGCAGTCGAGCGAGCGGTTCGACGTGCGCTCACCGGGAAGAAAGACGAGGCCTAGCTAGGTGCTCAGGGCTACCGACCTCGCTTGGGCAGCGGGCTTCCTTGAGGGGGAAGGCTCATTCGGATGCTGGCAGCATGGTCGTTACCGGCGGCTGACTGTTTCAGCTGTTCAGGTCCAGAGAGAGCCGCTGGAGCGGCTTCAGAAGATCTTCGGCGGGAACATCTGCATAGGCCACTCGAAGAAGAAGAATGAGCAAGACAGGTACAAATGGTCGTTCGACTCAGCCAGGGCAGCGGGCCTCATGATGACGGTCTACGCCTACATGAGTCCACGCAGGCGGGAACAGATTCAGGCGGCCCTAGCTCAATGGAAAATAGCGCCCGTCGAGCGCAAGTACCGCACGCACTGCCAAGCCAAACATCCTTACTCAGGGACCAACCTCATCATTCGCAAGGACGGCGCTCGTGTGTGCCGGGAGTGTTGTAATGCGGCGCAGCGCAGGTGGTACGGGGCCGCGGCGTAGCCATGGCGACGAACCGGGACCTGGAGGACATCGTCACCGCGGGGATCGGGTCAACCGACGGCCCGAGCCTCGGTGTCGGGGTCCTGAACCAGTCCGCGGAGCCCGAGGCCCCCAACAACATCGCCCTCGCGCAGCAGATCCGGACCTGGTTCGCCGAGGCCTGGGGCCACCCCCTGTGGGAGAAGTACCGCCGGGAAGCCGACGAGGACATGGGCTTCTACATCGGCGGGGACGGCCAGTGGTCCATGGACGGCTCCCTCGAGGACCTCGCCCGGATCAAGAAGATGAAGAAGGCCCACGTGTCCATCAACCACGTGCAGAGCGTGGTGGACGTGCTGACCGGCTTCGAGCGCCAGAACCGCTACGACCTGAAGGCCGCCCCCATGGGCGACGAGGATGTCGAGCAGGCCAACCTGTTCTCGATGCTGATGAAGCACGAGCAGGACAAGCTCGACGCCGCCTCGGTCCTGAGCGAGTGCTTCGAGAACGGGACGATCCAGGGTGCCAGCTGCGTCTTCGTCGGCATCGACTGGTCCTACGACCCGCTCTTCGGCGACATCCTGGTCGAGCTCCTGGTCCCGGGCATGGATGTACTCTGGGACCCGGCGGTCAAGAAGCTCGACTTCTCGGACGGCCGCTACGTCTTCCGCTGGCGGCACGCCACCCTCGAGGACCTGTGCGCCACCTACCCGGAGCACGCGAGCAAGCTCCGGGCAGAGACCGAGGCGCTGGACCAGGGGATCCGGGACGCGACGGTGGCGGGCCCCCCCGAGGTCCTCCAGCAGTTCGACCGGAAGGACGGCTACGGCGGGGTCCTGAGCCACCCGCTCGAGGCCCACGGGATGCAGCAGATGTTCTACTCCGGCACCGAGAAGAAGCTGATGGTGGTGGAGTGCTGGTATCGGGACTACGAGGACGTGGCCGTCGTCGCCGACAAGGAGTCGGGCCGGATCTGGGAGATCGAGAAGAAGAAGGGGGGCCCGGATCCCTGGACCGTGGCCAAGCAGACCGCGGCCACGGACGACGAGCGGCTCACGGCCATCCGCCGCAAGCGCCGGATCATCCGCATGGCCCTCTGCGTGCCGGCTACCTACCGGGTCCTCGAGGAAGACGACACCCCCTACGACAACGACACCCAGCACTTCCCCTTCGCCGCCTACATCGCCAAGAAGAAGAAGGACGTGATGTACGGGGTGGTCCGGAACCTGAAGGATCCGCAGCGGGTGGAGAACCACCGGGAGAGCCAGGCGCTCGACATCCTCTCCCGGTTCGGGAACATCCGCCGGATCGCCACCGAGAACACCCTCGCCAACCCCCGCGAGCTCGAGGACCAGTGGTCGAGCAAAACCCTGTGGGTGAAGAGCGGCGCCCAGCCGCCCGGGTGGGACGTGCCGCCCATGGGCGAGATCCTCAAGGCGCTCTTCACCACCGGCGACCGCGGCAAGCTCTCCGTCCGCGAGGTGTCCGGCATCAACACCGACCTCCTCGGGATCAAGGGCGACGACGCCTCTGGCATCGCCATCGCCCGCCGGCAGGCCCAGGGCCAGACCATCTCGACGGTCTTCTTCGACAACTACCGGCAGATGAAGCGCAACTTCGGCCGGCGGCTGGCGAAGCGGATTCAACAGGTCTACTCCTACGAGAAGACCGTCCGGCTGACCAGCCCCACCGGGGAGGGCGACATCGTCCTGAAGGTCAACCCGGCGGAGAACAAGAAGCGGGATGAGGAGGGGCGGCTCCAGGAAGCCGGGTCCCTCGGGATGCGGGAGCAGGAGGCGCAGCCGACCGGGCTTTCCAAGCCGAAGGTCCTCCGCGACGTGTCGAGCCTCGACTACGATGTCCTGATCGCCGAGACCCCGGCCACGCCGTCGATGCGGTCGATGGCCCTGCTCGCCCTGCTCGAGATCATCGGCAAGGTCCCCGGGATCGCCCCGGCCCTCATGGACATCATCATCGACCTTTCTGACCTGCCGGACAGAGACCGCGTAAAACAGCGAGTGGTGGCTATGATGAAGGCGCAGGGCCTCATCCCACCCGAGCCCGGCGACACCCCGCCCGGTCAGCCCGGTCCCGGTGGCCCCGCGCCTGGGGGCGCCCCCAGCGGGACGCCGCCGCCTGACGCCGCGCCCGGCCCGAGCGGAGGCTCCCTCGGCCCGCCGCCTGGGGCTCCGCCCGGAGGGGCGCTCCCGATGGCCGGGCCCGGAGGGGCGCCGAGCGCCGCGCCGCCCATGCCGGTGAACCCGTGAGCGACTACCGGCTCCCCTCCTGGATCCCGGAGGACGTGTCGGAGGCGCTCAGGTGCGCGGCCACGGCGGGCTGGCACGGGAAGGTCGAGATTCACTTCAACGACGGCCAGGCCGCTGAGATCCACGCGACCCGCCGCGTCCGGGTGAAGCGGAAGGTGGGGGGCTTGGCCGCGCCAAAGTGCCCGGAGTGCCAGCGCGAGATGGAGTCGCGGGACTACGGGAACCTGTGGCTCTGCTCCTGCGGGGCCAAGCGGACTAGGGCCCAGATGGCCCAACGAGGAGTAGCCGTCTGAAAAACGTGATACCACCGCTGGTGAATCGGGTAACGTGGACACCATGAGATAGAAACAAGCCTCAACCCCGGGTCAAGCCGAACAACGGACGGCCAGATGAGCGCCTTCAGGGCACTCGCTGGCCGTTTTTTTTGTCTGGCCCAACCCGTTTCGACTCCCGGCGTTTCCGGGAGGTGGGCTCCGGCACATCCACGGAGCGGGGCCGGCGGCCCTTGGATCCGCCGACTCGGGTGCCACCCCGTACAAGGCGAAAGAGGAGAGACCTGATGGCAGGAGCAGCCGCAGCCAAGGAACCGAACGTGCGCACCGCCGAAGCCGACGCCGCAGACGAGGTATTCGAGCTCGACGAGATCCCGGAAGGGGTCAAGCTCGAGGCCGACGCAGCCGGGGATGTCAAGCCGGATGCCGAGACCGAAGTCGAGACCGAGGACCCGCCGAAGGGCAAGGCCAAGGCCGCCAAGAAGCCCGCCGCCAAGGAAGATGATCGGCTCCCCGCTTCGACCCGCGAAGAGCGCGAGAAGCGGAAGAAGTACACGAAGCTCTGGGAAGAGACCGCGGCCGAGAAGGAGCAGCTGGAAGCCCAGTTGCGTGCCGCCCGCGGGCAGCATCCAGTCGCCGCATCCAAGTTGACCGCCGAGCAGCGCGCGACCCTCAAGGAGCGGGCCAACAAGGCCGAGACCATGGGGGACCTGCTCGAAGTCGCGCTCGAGGAGATCGAGCGCCGCGAAGTCCGTATGGAGAACGCCATCCGCGAGGAGCGGTTCAACCGCTACCTGCACGTGTCCGAAGCCCTCGCCAGGACCCGCTTCACCGGGTACGACAAGGTCCTGAAGGAGGCGGGGATCCTCGACGCCGTGGCCGTGAAGGACAACGGCCAGTTCGCGGATCCGGCCATCGCCCACAAGATCTACAACAGCCAGGACCCCGGCGAGATGGCCTACACGATGGCATGCGGACGACTCGAGAAGGACGGTCGGCTGGATGAGGTACTCGGAACCCAGGGCGAGACGGTTGTCGAGGACGACGAGCCGGAGCCGAAGGCGGAGAAGGGCGGCAAGTCCGAGAAGGCGTCGGACGAGCGGCGGGCGGGCGCACGGGAGGTCATCGAGGCTGTATCGGGTCATTCCTCCAAGCCGCGGGGCCTATCGGCTCTGAAGGCCGGGACACCGCCACCGAAGAAGGGCGTCAGTCGCAAGGACCTCGACCGCATGTCGGACGAGGACCCGAACGGGCTGGCGACTCTCTTCAAGGCGCAGCCCAGGCTGAAAGAGTGGTGGCTCGGCGGGGTTGAGGCGGTCTGACCAATCCCGGCAGCACCTAGAGGAGAAACACGACCATGGCCGACACAGAGTTCCTGACGGGCGACCCCGAGACGGTCAAGCGGTGGGGCGCCGCGGTGTGGCAGGAGGCCCCCGATCTCATCTACTGGGGCCAGTTCATGGGCAAGGACATGAACAGCATCATCCAGGTGAAGACCGAGCTCGAGTCCGGGCCCGGTGACGAGATCACGTTCACCCTGCTCCGGAAGCTCGCGGGCGCGGGCGTGAGCGGCGACGCGGTCCTGGAAGGGGCTGAGGAGCAGATGAACCACTTCTCCGACTCGGTGGTCCTCGACCAGCGCCGGAACGCGGTGCGGCTGAAGGGCAAGCTGTCCGAGCGGCGCACCGCCTTCGACCAGCGGACCAACGCGAAGGACGTGTTGAAGTCCTGGCTGGCGGAGACGATCGACGACGACATCTTCACCCAGTTCGATACCAACCCGTCCTCGGTGGTGTTCGGGGCCGGTGCCACCTCCACGGCGACCATCGTCTCCACCTCGCTGATGACGCTGGCGCTCATCGACACCGCGGTCGCCCGCGCCAAGAAGGCCGCTCCGAAGATCTGGCCAGTGCGGGTCGAAGGGCGGGACTACTACGTGGTCTGCATGCACACGGATGTCGAGTACGACCTCCGGCAGAACACGACCTGGCAGAACTTCCAGCAGAACGCCGGGCCGCGGGAGTACGGCAGCAACGCGATCTTCCAGGGCGGGATGTCCGTCTACGGGGGCGCGGTCCTGCACTCGCACGTGAAGGTGCCGATCGCCACCACCTGGGGCGCGTCGGGCACCGAGACCGGGGCGTCCAACCTCTTCCTCGGCCGGCAGGCGGGCCTCTTCGCCTGGGGCAGCAAGCCTGAGTGGTGGGAGAAGGAGTTCGACTACAACAACCGGGTCGGCTTCGCCATCGGGGCGATCTGGGATTTCACCAAGGCCGTCTTCGATGCGGCCGACCACGGCTTCATCGCAATTCGGACCTATCGGACAAATAACTGAGGTAACATAGGTACTTAGCCGTGGTCACACCAGAGATCAGTAAGCGGTTGGAGACGGGCCTCAAGGCCTGCTCGAAGTGCGAGCAGACCAAGGGGTTGTCTGACTTCCATCGCAGTAAGGTCTCTGGTGACGGTCGCGTGGCTTGGTGCCGTGCCTGCCTCAAGGGATACGATCGGGAGCGCAGAGCTCAAGGGAAGGCGCCGAAGCCAAGTGCTGAGGCGTTGGAACGGAGGCGGCGTTCTCCAGCACTTCGGGAAGCCCGGCGTCGTGCTCAACGGCGGAAGCTCGCAAACCCGCTGGAGATGTTCAAGGTCTACGTCCGTAGCGCCACTCACGCTGCGGTGAAGGCCGGACTGATTCAGCGGCTCGGTTGTGAAGTTTGCCGGAGCACCGATGTCCAGGCCCACCACATCGACTACGGCCGGCCACTGGAAGTCAAGTGGCTCTGTGCACAGCACCATTCCGACCTCCACAAGGGGGAGAACGAGACATGAAGACGAAGCGTTTCCGCGCAATGCTGGCCGCCGGATTGGCGGTGGCCATGGCTGCCGTCCTGGCCTGGCCGGCCGTCATGGCCGCACAGGTCAGGACCGGCAACGGGTATTACTACTTCCTCCAGCTGACCAACGAGTACGACGAGCCCTTCACCACCGACGGGTTCGCTAACTGCTCCATCTACAGTCGTGAAGACAACGGGGCGGTGCGGTCGTACACGCACAGCACGTCATCGCTGAACCTGGCCTCGGCGGTGGCCGGGCCGCTCTACAGCAGCGTCAACGGCCTCATCCACTGGTACTCCAGCAGCACCAACCCAGTGGACGTGGTCTGCTACACCAAGTCCGGCGACTCCGGCCGCAAGTCGTCCGTAACCATCCGGGACCACAAGCTCCGGATCGTCACCTCGGGGTCCGCCAAGGTCATCCGCTTCCCCTTCTCAGGTGGGGCGGCCGCGAAGTACATGACCGACACCGGTCTGTTCGTTCCGGAAGGTGCTGTCATCACGGATGTCGCGGTTCAGCTGGCGACCTCTCCCGCCCAATGGGCCCATATTGACGTGGGTCTGGGCGGCAACCACACGGTCTCGACGGGCTCCGCGCTCGCTCGGCAGATCGACCTCTTGGGATCTCCTCGGTTCATCCTGGCCCACAACGGGTCCTGCTTCCCGCCGGCTGCGAACTGTGTCGCGGCCGACCATCTCGGCGCGGCGCTGACCCACGTGACAGCGCTCTCAGGGAACGGAACCCTGCGCTCGTACAAGCCCTACATGGTGCACACCACGGGGGGCCTGAGCGTGACCTACAGCACCCCGGCCGGCTCGCAGGGCGGGCACGGCTATGTCTTCTTCCGGACCCTCCATGTCGGGAGTACGGTCATGGGGGCTGGCTACTAGCCGCACCTGACGTAGATTGACCGGCCGGGGGGTTTGGGGCGCGAGTCCTGGGCCCCCCGGCCTTCACCACGAAAGGTCAAGGAGGGGGTATAACCTAAGTGACGGGACGCTTCATCGGCCTCGGGATCAGGAAGTACCGGCGCCCCGCCGCCCAGCATCACGCTGCCTTCCGCCAGCTGGCCGGCAGCGACCAGATCGCCAGCCACTTCGCCCTGACCGTCCTGATGGCCGCGCTCGAGCGGCTCCAGCCGGAGCGGGTCCTCGAGGTCGGGAGCGGGATCGGCACCATGACGGCGCTCCTCACCAACTTCGGGTGCGAGACCCACGCGGTCGAGGACAACCCCTGGTGCGCGACCCAGATGCGGAAGAACCTGAGCGACTGGGCCGAGTACCGCCTGAGCCCGGGTCTGGGCTACCTCCACCCGCTGATCGTGGTGGACGGGGACCAGATCCGCCCGAACATCGCGCTTGGCGTGCTCGCCCGCTGGGGCTGGATCCTGGTCGAGGGCAACCGGCGGGCGTGGCGGGCTGGCCTGAAGTACGGCTACCGCCCCTTCGCCGCGGTCAACCTCCGGCCCTTCGACCAGAGCAAGGGGATGTGGGTCCTGGCCTTTGAGCCGAGCCCGGCCATCCGGCTCGGCTTCGCGCTCGAGCGCGGCTGGCAGCGGATCCTGGGGTTCACCTCCCGCGCCTGGTCACTCCTGACTGGCGCCACCTACTACCACGGAAAGCGCAGGGTCTCATGCTGAAGTACCTGGATATGCTCTCGTCGCCGGTCCCCGCCCAGCGCATCGCCTGGATCTGGGTATTCCTGGCCGTGGCGATCGCCGCGCCCTTCCCGGCCTTCGGCTGGCCGCTCCCGGAGCGGGCCGTCCCGATCATGTGGCTGATGCTGGGCGGGGTCTCGACGCTGGTCGCCCTGGTCTGCCGGGTGAGCATCCCCTTCGCCGCCTTGATCGGCTGGTCGATCCTCCGGGCCGGCTACCACTCCTTCCCGGAGCGGAGCCTGAAGGTCCTGCTCCTCATCGTGATGGTGGCCATGCTCTACGTGGTGGCCCGTGACGCCTCGGATCGGATCGCCCGAATGGTAGCGGTCGGCTTCTGCATCGGCGCCGCCTGGGAGGGCCTCCTCGGCCTCGTGAACGCCATGGGGGTCTACCCCTGGATGAGCGTGGTGATGGCCGAGCACGTCGGCAAGCCCATGGGGTTCCTGACCCACCCGAACTACTGGGGGAGCTTCATGGCGCTCCTGCTCCCGGTGGTATGGTCGGTGGCCGGGATCCCCGCCGCGGCGCTGGTCTACCTCCTGATCCTCAAGACCGTCTCGGCCGGCCCGGTCATCGCGGCCTCGGCCGGGATCCTCGTGATGGCCTGGCCGCTCTTCAGTCGGCGGGTCCGTGGGTTCATCGGGGGCGGGATCGCGACAGCGACCGCGCTCATCCTGTACCTCCACGAGTTCCGCCTCTCCGGCCGGACCGAGGTCTGGACGCTGGCCTTCCCGGAGTTCCTGCGGTGGCCGATCATGGGCCAGGGCCTCGGCCAGTGGCGGACGTGGGCTGAGGACTGGGACCGCGCCAACTACCTTCCGCAGGCCGGGAAGAATTTCCTGGTGACGCTCCAGGCCCACAACGAGCCCTACCAACTACTCTTCGAGCTCGGGATCGTCGGGGGCATCCTGGGCGGTCTCTGGCTCGCACAGGCCGGCCTCGCCGCCTACCGAGTCTGGAAGGCCGCGCCGGCCGCGATGATCCCGAGCGAATGGTACGCATGGGGGCGGGCCCCCCTCGAGCGGGCGTGGATCGCCGTGGTGGCGACTGCCCTCGTGAACAGCCTCGGCTCCCCGGTGTTCCACCTGCCGGGCCAGGCCGCCATCATCATCTTCGCGCTGGCCCGGATGCAGGCCGACGCGGAGGCCCTTTACCCGAGGGTCCTCATCAAGCCTCACCGTGAGGCCAAGTTAGCAGCACAGGAGACCAGGTAGGCATGGTCCATATGGAACCAGAGAAGCGGCGGGCCGCCAAACAATCCACCAACCGCGCATGGTGGGTCGCCAACGGCGATCGGGTGAGAGCCGCTAGGCGTGCGCAGTACGCAGCGAATCCCGAGAAACACCGGCGTGCCTATCGCGCATGGTACGCAGCCGATCCCGACAGTGTTTGTGCAGGCCAGCGCGCGCGGTACGCAGCGGACAGGCTCCGCTGCCTCGATCACTACAGCGCGGGCACCATGAAGTGCGGATGCTGCGGCGAAGGCACGGAGCAGTTTCTGACCATGGATCACATCGACGGTAGAAAGACGATGGGCCACGACAAAAGCATGAGTGGGCATCGGCTGCGCCGCTGGTTAGTCAAGAACGGCTTCCCTCCGGGCTTTCAAGTGCTCTGCTACAACTGCAATTGCGCGAAGGGGTTCTACGGTCAGTGTCCACACACATCAACCACCGAAGAGAGGAGCTTGCTCCATGCCAGTCGCACCCGGTAAGGCCAAGATGCAGAGCGCCGAGGTCGAGCTCGGCGACAACACCCTCAAGCCCGAGGTGCCGATGGTACGGTGCCGCGTGGTCTACATGGGCAACAACCGCGGCCGCTCGGTCGCCCTCCCCGGCCAGGTCCACGTCGAGCGGATACAGACCGGGTTCGACGAGAAGGAGGTTCCGACCTACGAGGAGAACCGCCGGGCCGTCGCCGACGGCATCCAGTCCTACGACTTCTCGAGCCACGACGTACTCGGCCGGCTGATCGCCGAGCGGATCATGGCGCCCGACACGGAGCACGCGGGCAAGCCCTTCGCGTGGTGCGAGCACATCGACCACATCCGGTGGTTCCATCTCCAGCGCACCGAGGACGGCGCGAAGGAGTTCCGGGTGCTGGCGAACCGCGCCGACCAGCCGATCATCCAGGATCACGTCCGCCGCTTCATCTCGAGCAAGCAGCAGGCGGAAGGAAACTTCGAGGCCATCGCCTCGAGGTAGTTCACCCAATCCACATCAGAGAAGGGGGGAAACCGACCATGGACTACCACTGCAAGGGCGGCGCCGAAGCGCCGATGCCCGTCCCGTCAGAGTTCGCGCCCAAGGGCGATCCCAAGAGCCTGAGCGACGACGGGAGCGCCAACGCCGCGGGGGAGAGCAGCGAGCCGGGCAAGGCCCTGGCCGAGTTCGCCGGGCTGGGCAAGGCCGAGAAGATCAGCGGCATCACGGACTCCGGGAAGGCCAACCTCACCAAGACGGGCGGGCCCCAGCGGGTCGGATAGCTCCACCGGGTAGGGCGAGTCGGGCGCCCGCTCCCCACAAGGAGAGGCGCAGGTGAGTCTAGCTGGATTGATGCGGACAGGTGCCGAGGCGGTGCTTTGCCCAGTTGCAGTTGCGGCAGAGCACCTGATAGCCGGTCGGATAACCACGCCGCCGCAGCCGTCTGTAGAGACTCGACCCACGACCGAAGAGTTGCCGTTCGGCGTGACCATTGCCGGCGATGTGGTCAAGATCAAGAAAGACAAGGCCGGTCTCGCCGCAGCAGACACAGCGTATCCCGCCGTAGGCGGTCAAGACATCTTCCCGCAGCCTATTGGCGTCGCCTCGCCGCCGCCGCCCGTTTGCGGTCATGGATCCTTCACAGGTGCGGCAATAGGCCCTGGTGCCACCCTGCCAGAAATCGCCAATGGCGACAAACTGCCGGCAGGCGGAACACCATCGCGTCCCAGGCGGCCCTATCTTGGTCTTGATGTGGATCCCGCGGCGCCGTCGTTTGTCGGTCTGCCAGGAGACTTCGCACGGGTGACAGTAGCCACGGAACCTGCCGGATGGCCGCTTCGGGAACTCCCGGATCGGTTTCGTGGTTTCGCACCGCTTACACCAGCGCATGCCATCTGGAACCGGATGGACCTTCGGCTGGATTCCGCGCGCTCGGCGGTTGGCTTCTTGGCGAGCGACGCTACAGGCACGGCATGGCCCAATGAACTCGCCAGCCCGTTCCCCTGTGCGGCGCCGTTGAAACTCTGCCACAGGCTTAGTCTCGTCGCAGGAGTAACAGTGCCGCTTAGTGTGCATATCTCAGGTACCATCGCACACATCATCCACGTAGTCAACGGCTTGTAACTATGGCCAACTTCGACAGTTTTAACGATTGCCTCCTGGACCTGTTAGAGCGCGGCGACGAAGAGACAGACGGCACGAGCGATTGGGATGCCGCAGCGCGAAGGGCACTGGTCCGCGCCTTCCACTTTTTCATGTCGGCTCACCCGTGGTGGTTCTTGGAGGTCACGCCGCCCGGCGTCTTCCTGACCGTCGCCCCGATCACCACACGGACCATCACCATCGCCGCTGCTGGTGAGGCCGTAGCCGCAACCCTATCAGCGACGTATGCCACCAGCCTGACCGGATACAAGCTCATCTTCGCTGGCGAGGACTACTCGATCCGGATCACCGCGCACACGGCGGGCTCCGCCGCCTTGACGCTGGATGCGGCTCCGGAGGCGAAGGCGGCCGGCACCGCGGTCACCATCATCAAGGACGAGTACGACCTCGTCGCCACGGCCGGGATGCTGGTGGACGGGCTCTGGACGGGCCGCGGCGACTTCATCGCCTCCAAGAGCGAGGACTACATCCGTACCACCTTCCCGGATCCGCCGGACTCGGGCTGGCCGCCGGAGTGCTTCACCCGGATCACCAAGCGCCGGATCCGCCTGAGCCAGTACCCGGACGCCGTGCACAGGATCGAGTACCCCTACACGCAGATCCCGGCCGACCCGTCGGGCTCGGGTGACCTCGTCATCGACCAGAACTTCCGGTGGGTGCTCTCCGACGGCGGGCTCTACTTCCTGCACCTCTTCAAGTCCGACAAGCGGGCCGAGGCGGCGAAGGCGCTCTTCGAGCAGGGGATCGGGCAGGCGATGGTCTACCACCACCGGCTGAAGATGGGGCTCACGGGCCACGGCCAGGAACCGAACCGGGGGCCCTATTGAACCAGGTCCAGCGCAACCCCGGGTGCCTCCGCGAGTGCCGCCTTGACCGAGCGGTCGAGCCGGGCTTCGTCATCGAGTCGGGCTGTCCCGTCCATGACCGCGAGGGGTATCGGCCCTTCGTGGTCCGCTGGTTCGGCCCGAACCCGTGTCTGCTCGGGACGCTCTCGCTCTGCGACGATCCCGAGGCCCTCCACGAGCATGTCCTCGTCGCCTCGTTCCTCATGGGGCTGAACTGATGGCCTACGACGGCGTGACGGTCGTCGAGGTGGTGGCAGGCCGGGAGGGTCTCTGGGGGATCCGCAACCGCAACCTGATCCCGCTGGGCGGCCTGATCGAGCTCCGCAACGCCACCCTCGAGGACTACACGTGGCGCACGGGCGGCGGCGCCAGCAAGCTCGGGAGCTCCTTCGGGGCCGGGCTCTCGGGCAAGATGGCCTTCAACTTCTGGCCGGACGCCGACACCGAGCGGAATGTCGTGGTGGACGAGAACGGCGCGATCTGGAAGGACGACGGGGCCGGCGGCTCCTGGGCCACGGTCCAGACCGGTCTGACCACGACCGCCTGGCATCCCTTCCTGGTCCCGGGTGCCGCCGAGTCGTCGGGGTCCAACCGCAAGCTCTTCTACGCCGACGGGGTCAACAACCCGCGCTACCTCGACGGGGACGCCGCGGCGATGACGGCCTTGGCGAGCCCGGCGGCGGACTGGACCGCGGGCAACGTCAACCGCCAGCCGAGCTTCTTCGTCTCCCACCAGGGGTATATGTGGGGCGGCGGGAACAAGAACGCCCCGAACCGGATCTACCGCTCGAGCCTGACCGACCACACGTCCTTCGGGGCCAGCCCCTACAGCCTGCCGGTCTTCCCGGGCTTGCGGCAGCGGCTCGTCGGGGGCCTGTCCTACAAGGGCGTGCTGCTCCTCTGGGCGTACCCGTCCGGCCTCTACGCGGTGGACACCTCGGATCCGTCGGACGCCAACTGGCGGATCATCCAGGTCGGCTCGCCCGGCGCGGCCGGCCCGATGAACATGGCGGCGATCGAGGACGACATCATGTGGGTGTCGCCGGACGGCTCGTGGCACTTGGTCTCCGCGACCACGGCCACCGGCTCCGTCCGCGCCGAGGACCTCACCGCCCGGAAGCTCGGCTCCTTCGCCCGCGAGCAGGTGAACCTCGGGCAGCTGGTCGATGCCCAGATGCTCTACTACTCCAACAAGCAGGAGATCATGCTCGCCTGCGCCGCGCAGGGGCAGACCGTCAAGACCCGCCGCCTGCACATGGATCTGAACAAGCGGTCCGAGGTGGGCGAGCGGTGGCTCTGGTGGGACCGGGACACGAACGAGTCGATCTTCCTCCGCAAGGTGGACGAGACCATGGTGCCGGCCATGGTCGATGACGAGGGGCAGATCTGGCTCCTCGACCGGACAACGCGGGCGAAGGACGGCGCCGGCTACCAGTTCTCGTGGTTCCTGAAGCCCTCCGACTTCTCCGAGGTCATTCCGGGCTGGCAGGGCCGGAAGAAGAACCTGCGATTCATCCAGCTGGAGTATGACGCCCGGTCCGGCGCGACCCACACCGTCGAGATCTACGTCGAGGGCAACCTCGTCAAGACCTTGACCTTCACCCTCACGGGCTCCGGCGCAACGCTGCCGGCCGTCCTCCCCTTCATCCTGGGGACCGAAACCCTGCTGGTCACCGCCCGGCGTAGGCTGACAGGCCAGGGCGTGCGAATCGCCGTGCGGGGGCGGTCCAACGCGGCCAACGCGGATGTCTCGATCAGCCGAGTCCTCATCGGCTTGGAGCTCGGAGAATGAAGACAGTCAAGCGGTTCGGTGCGGGGATCCTCGTCGGGTTCCTGCTGGCCACTCTGTTCTCGGCCCCGTGGGTGTACCAGGCGTGGGCGATCGGGTCCTGCGCGGTCTTCCGGACGTGGAATACGGGTGACACGGTCACCGCGGGCGACCTGAACTCGTCCTTCACGACCGCCGCGGTGACGAACTCGACGCCGCAGTGTCTCGACGACTACTCGGCGACCGTGAGCCAGATGCAGGCCACGACCGACCCCTTCGCCTCCTCCACCGAGAGCCAGGCGACCAGCACGGCCGGCGAGATCGAGCGGCTCCGCTTCATGTTCAAGCAGATCTTCGGGCTGACCCAGTGGTATCGGCACGACCAAGCCCCGACCTTCAGCTTCAGCCATATGAACGCGCAGGCCCTCCACCTCGGCTCGACCGGAGTTCCGGGCGGGACCGACGCCCAGCAAAACCAGTTCCTCTCCCGCTTCCCGGTCCTCACGGGTCCAGACCACTGGACGGGGATCTGGTGGCCTCACAACACCGCGCACATGGCTTTCTCCTTCCGGGACGCCAACCACGCGGCGGGCGGGGTCCAGGGCGGCATCGAGCTCTTCCGGTGGCATGCCCAGGGGGTGGTCTTCCACCACACCGTCGCCCTGATGTTCCGGCACTCGGTAGCGAGCAACGGGGCGACCACGCACGTCACGGCGATCCAGATCGACCCGACCACCGACCAGCTGATCTTCGGGCACCGGGAAGCCGGCATGAGGCTGCGGGCGGCTGGGCTTCACGTCGGCGGGCTCGTCCAGGTTGGTTTCGGGGGGCATGTCACCGGCACGATCGGTGCCGGCACCGCCGAGGTGACCTTCGTCAGCGCCGCCTCGATCCAATTGGGTCATGGCGTGGTGCCGGTTTTCAAGGATGGCGTCTGGACGATGCGGGCCGTGTCCACGCCCGTGACGCTGTCCAACAGCGGGCTCTCAGCCGACACGCTGTACTACATATACGTCTTCGACAACAGCAACACCCTCACGCTCGAGGCCTCGACGACGGGCCACGAGCAGGACGCAGCCTTCGGGGTCCGAGTCAAGTCCGGTGATCGCACCCGAACCTTGGTCGGCATGGTCCAGGTCCTCAGCAGCGGGTTTGCCGACCACGCCTCCGGACGCCTGACGGCCACGTGGTTCGGCAGGCGGCTACGAGAAGCTCACGCCGTCGGCGGATTAGGCTCAGGCACAACGACGAGCACCGCGTATGTCTCGCTGGGCATCGAGTCCGTGGTCGGCGTGGTGACCTGGGGCGGCGAGGAGCTTACCTGCACCTCCGGGGGCGGTGACATCCAGAACAACACCGCCGGGGGGTTCGTCTTCGTGGCCTGTGCAGTAGACGGGTTTGAGTTGCCGGGGTCTGGCGGCGGGCAGTCTGTCGGCGCGGGCAATCGGTTCTTCTTCATCGCGCATGGTGTGCAGCAGAACGTTACCGAGGGGTTCCATCGGGTTTTCCCGATGTGGCGAGTCAATACCGGGACAGGAACGATAAGCGGCTCGGCCCCAGAAATCCTCACCACGCGCGTCCGAGTTCTTCGGTAGGGAGGCACTGACCATGCGACTGAGGCTACTCTCTCTCCTGCTGGGCGTGCTGCTCCTTGCGGCGCCAGCGCAAGCCGCGACGCCGTTCTACGTCTCCGATTCCTTCACGTATGCCTTCCAGGACTTCGCAACGACCGGGGCGTGGCACTTCACGGGCCCGGCGAACATGGAGCACGCCTGGGGTACCGGCCAGCCCGTGACCGTCGAGGCGCTGGGGACCGAGCTCGGCTTTGTCGCCTATGCCGACTCGCTCGCTGGCGTCAACGCCGATGTCTACATGTGCCTCTACGATCTCGGCAACGTGGTGAGCGGGATCGCCCAGCCGGTCCTCGTGGGTGGCCAGCCGGTCATCCTGAAGTACCTCACGAGCGGTGGGGCCGCGATGGGCGACGGGCTCCTGATAAACGGGGTGCACCGGGCGGGTCAATACAGCCGGGCGGGCCGGGCGCTCGTGGACCCGATCCGCCTCGGCGGCGTCACGACGCCGGCCACCGGCGGGCCGTTCCAGGTCGGGTCGCTCTTCCGGTTCTTCGGGAGCGTCCCGCAAAACACCGCCCTCGCCTATCAGTATTTCTTGCAGGGGCGGGTCCTGGACACGGTCCCGCCGCCGCCAGCGGGAACCGCCGGGGCCTTCCTCGCCTTCGTTGACGCCGGGGCCCTGACGGCGGGCCAGACCAAGTACACCGCCGCGTGGGCCGGATCGACCAGCGAGGGCGATGTCTACACTCAGATCATCGTGCCGCGGGCGGGCACGGTCAAGAGTCTGCGCGTGAAGAGCCAGGTGGCTCCCGGCAGCGGTCAGACCCACACGTTCACGGTCCGGAAGAACGGCGTGGACACCGGGCTCAGCGTGGTGCTGTCGGGCTCGGCCGTCTCGGGAGCGGATCTCGTGACCGAGGTCGCCGTGGCTGCGGGCGACATCGTGACCATGAAGGAAGTGGCGTCGGCCAGCGCCGCGACGACCACCGTGACGGCATCGGTGGAGGTGCAATAGGGGGCTCGCCATGGGCAGCAAGCCACACCAGATCGCCTGGTATCAGAGAAATCGTGAGCAGATCCTTGCCGCGCGGAAGGAGCGCTACGCCGCCATGACCGCCGGCGTGGAGTACAAAGCCCCAAAGCGGGTGAAAGCGTACCAGACCAAGGACGAGCGGGAAGCGTACATGCGGCGCTGGCGCGAGGCGAATCCGGATACGTTTGTCCGCCTGGGGGCCGGGGTTAGGCTCTCAGGGGCGGCTTATAACGCAATGCTGGCCCAGCAGGGCGGACGCTGCGCGATCTGCGGAGATCTGCCGGGGTGCCGGCGACTGGCGATCGATCACGAACATGCACAACCTACTGTCCGTGGCCTCCTCTGCTTCAGGTGCAATACGGCCCTCGGCTCTTTCCAGGACAACCCGGCGTTGCTTCGGGCGGCGGCGGGCTATCTTGAGAGGCATCAGTCGCGGCACTTGATGGAGGCCTAAATGGGTGATTTTTTTGATTTTGGGTTCGACAGTTCGCTCAACTTCGACTTCCAGATGCCGGCGGTCGAGGACTTCAGCACCTACGACTACGGCAGCCCGACCTACGACTACGCCGCACCGGAGCCCTACACCTACGACTTCCAGCCGTCGGCCTTCGAGCTCCAGGGCCCGGTCTGGGACGCGAACTCCTGGATCCGGGAGACGGCCGCGCAGGCTCCGTCGTACAGCCTCGGGGGCGGGTTCTCTCAACAGGGCCAGATCAGCCACTACGATCCCTCGACGGGGATCTACTTCGACACCGCCGGGAACCCGGTCCAGCCGCAGTCGGGCGGTCCGGTCGAGGGCCCCATGACACCGGGCGGTCAGGTGGCCGGGATCCAGGAAGGCACCGGCCTGACCTACGATCCGGTCACGAACGGTTGGCGCAACGCGGCGGGGGAGATCGTCAACGCCGCTGGTCCGGCGGCCGGGGCCGCGGCGGGGGCTGGTGCCGGGCTCGTAGCGGGGCGTCCCGGTCAGCCAGGCGCCGCCGGCGGTGGCGGCTGGATGGATACCATCAACAGCTTCCTGAAGTCCCCGCTGGGCGGGCTGGCCACCGCGGCGGGCACCGGCTTGGCGGGTCTCGGGGTCAGCAAGTGGCTCGCCGGCGAGCCCCCGAAGACTCCGAACCCTCAGTTGGCACCCGGGGACCCGATCAACGCGGCCGGCCAGAACACGATGGCCCAGTTCTACGCCGACCAGGCGGCGCGGGACGCCGGGTATCAGGCCGAGCAGGCACCGGGCTACCAGGGGATCCGCAACCAGGCCATGACACTCATCCCGGGGCAGTTGAACCCGGTTGGCATGGAGACCTACCAGGACCCGGTGCAACAGGCCATGCAGGCCGAGCTCCTCGCCACGATGCAGGGCGGCGCGACCCCGATGGTCGAGGAGCAGTTGCGGAAGGACTGGGCCACCCTCCAGAACACCATGTACCGGCAGTTGGGGAACAACCCGGATTGGCAGATGTCGAGCCCCGGCCAGGAGGCTGTCAACTCCTTCAACCGCAACGCGGCCATCGCCCGGCAACAGAGCAAGGACGCCCGCGTCGCGGCCTATGCTCCGGGAGAGGGGCAGCGCCAGCAGTGGGGCTATCAGGCTCCGGTCGAGCGGGCGCGGGCGCTCGGCGGCGAGCAGCGGGCCTACGTGGACACTCTCTCGCGCACGAGCGGCCTCGGGCGCATGGATCCGGCTTCGATCCAGGCCGGGCTGGGCGGGCAACCCGATCAGTACCGGGCGCTGATGACCAACCTCGGCTCACAGAGCCAGACCCTTGGGTACAACACCGCGCAGCAGGAGCGGCGCGATACCATGGCCGGCGTGGGCGGCATTGCGGGCACGGTAGCGGGCCAAATTGGCCAGTACGGCAACGCTGATAGAATAGCCAAGGCCCTCCGCGAGCAGAACGGAGCCACCGCCGGGACCGGATCCTTCGGGGCTGGCGGCTGGGGGACGGGGTACTAAGCACATGGGCATCGGCGGTTACCTCGGGGCTTTTAACGAATCCTTCGTTCGTGGGCAAGAGAATGCCCGCCGACAGGGGCAGGCCGACCTTCGGGAGGGGTTGGCCCTGGACGCTGTCCGGCAGCAGGGGCAGGAGCAGCAGGACCTCGGCGGCCTGACCGGGGCGTTCCAGGCCCGCCGGGCCGCGCTGGCCAATCAGCCGCCACCCGCGCCCGGTGCCCCGCCGGCGGGCATGCCACCCCCGATGGTATCGCCCGACGCGATGATGGGCGGGACGGTGCCGGGGGTGACGCCACCCGCATCACCTGCACCCGGGATGGTTCCGTCAGGGACCGGTCCCGCTGGGGCCCCCGCCGACGAGGGACCCCGCCGGAAGAGCCTGCTCGAGTCCATCGACCCGGCCATGGCGGGCCGGCTCCTGCGGACCGGCGCGGGCCGCTCGGCGCTCAAGGACCTCGAGACCGCCGAGAAAGAGCAGGAGCAGGCCGACAACCGCAAGCTGGCCGAGACGGTCTTCACCGACGCGACCAAGGCCATGCGGGACGGAGACGCGCTCGGGTACTACGACAACGTGGCCAAGGCCATGCGGATCATGGGTCACCACGAGTCCGCCGCGAAGTACCTGGAACACGCGATGAACCTCCGCGGCGACCAGGACGAACAGAAGAAGGCGAATGAGGACCTCGGGCGCTGGCTCAAGGCCCAGGCGGCCTACACCAACGATCCGAGCCCCGACAACTACAACAAGTTCATGGAGGATCTCGGGCAGGCCAACAGCAAGGCCTCGCGGGCGATGCGGGTCCAGATCGCCAACAACGTCCTGGCCAAGACCTTCGACCAGAACCCCAAGGTGGCGAGCTTCTCCCGCGGGCTGGCCGGGGCCTACCGCGATGCCTGGGCCACCGGCAAGGACCCGGATGTCGAGAAGATCTTCAAGGACCTGGCCGGCAAGGATCCCGGGGGGTTCCAGGCCTACATCTACGACGCCATGGTCGGGCAGAAGAAGCTCCCGGACGTGGTGGTTCGGAAGGTCCTGAAGTGGGAGGGGCAGGACAAGGACATCCCCAAGAACATCTCGGAGAAGGCGTGGCTCCGGACCCGCCAGCGGTTCCCGAGCCTCCGCGCCGATGACCCGAAGTTCCTCGAGGCGTGGTGGGCCGACGAGGTCAAAATGACCCGGGAGATGGACAAGGGGAAGAAGTCGGACGAGGGCCGGAAGGAGTTCCGGGCCGATCGGTCGGAGCTTCGCCAGCGCCTCAACGGGGTCCGGGGGGAGCTTCGCCGGGTGGACCCGGAAGACTCGGCTCGGCTCATGGAGCTCCGGCAGGAAGAGGCCCAGGCCAAGGCCGACCTCGATGAGGCGGAGGCAGCGTATCGGAAACAGTCAGGAGTTCCGGAGGGTAAGCCGGCCGAGGTTAAGATTCCGGTGAATGCCCCGAATCCTAAGATCAAGCCAACAGACGAGAAATACCGCAATTCAGCGCGGGCCGAGATGACGCGGCTCGGGCAGGCCGGGTACTCGCGGGAGCGGGCCATCGCCGAGATGCGGAAGGCGGGGTGGCAGTGACGCAGCGCGACTCGGCACGTGGAACATTTATGCCCCGGGGCAAAACCACTTTCGAGAGGGAGGGAGATGACAGGCCATGGCTGAGAACGAGCCGATTCTAACCGTTGAGGACATCAAGAACATCGAGCTAGCGATGCCCATTATCCGGGCACTGACGAAGGTCGAGCCGCTGCTCGCCAAGGCCTCTCAAGCCCACACGCTGCTCGCCGACGTGAAGCGCCTCGAGGCTACCCAGGCGAGGATGAAGTCGGAAATCCAGGAGCAGCACGCCGTCGCGGTGCGAAACCTTGACAGAGCCCTCGATCAGGCCAGGGCCGCCGCTGAGGTGGAAGCCGCCCAGAAACAGGAGCATGCGGACGGCAAGCTCCAGGCCGCCGAGGATCATCTGAAGCGTCTCCAACGTGATGCAGAGCGCACGCAGGAAAACCTGACACAGACCAAACTGAAGCTGGACCGCGAGATCGAACTCCTCCGCCAGTCGATCGTGAGGCACAGCGAAGAATCATCCCAGGCGATCGCCAGGGCTCGGCAGGAGCTTGAGGCGACCAGGCAGGCCACGGCGAAGGAACTCGCCCAGCCGATCGCCGAGAAGGCCAAGCTCCAGCAGGACATCATGCACCTGAAGGCCGAGAAGCAGCGCATTGCCACAGAGCTCAAGGCTGTGCTGGGAGGATAGCCGCATGGGCCAGTTCACCTCCGGAACGCCCGCCGACAATCCAACGGCCGGCACCATCCTCGTGACCAGTCAAACGGTCACCGTGCCGCGCCAATACAAAGTTAAGGTCAGCATTGCGTCCGAGGGGAATTTCTGGGCAACCGTCACCCATCGGGCATCCGGCGGAGGGGCCAGGACCTCGTTCTTTGTGCCTGTTGTCGGGCCGCTCTTGGGCCCGGCCGATCTGTATGAGACATATTTCCATTCCGGTGATTACGTGGAGATCGCCGTGCGAGATGGTGCGCCGACCGTCGTCGGCACCGTTCAGGCGATCGTGGAGCTCCTATGATGAAGCGTCTCCCGGGTCTCGCGCTCATTGCGGCTATCGTCGGGCTCCTCGTTGGCCCGTGGATGGTCCAGGCCCAGAATCCGGCCCAGCGCGTCATCATCATGGACGCGACGGGGACGCATGCCGCGACCGTCTCGTCCGGCAACGCCCTGTCCACCTCAGCGGCCGTCACCGTCGATACGATCAGCCATATCACGTCCAAGACGCACATCGTGGGCAGCGTCCAGCTGACGAACCAGGCGGGGGCGGTGGTCACGGTGACGGGAACATCCCTTGACGTGAACTGCACGGGCTGCTCGGCGGCCTCCTCCGTTACCGTCAGTCACGTCGCGTCCGCGCTCCACCTCGCCGGCACCATCGGTGGGGCCCAACTCCACGTCCAGGGCCTCGGTATTCCGGGCCAAGCGCACGGGGGGGTCTTGACGATTCAGGGCGTGGCGGGAGGGGTCGCGGTCCCCATCTCCGGCACGATCACGGCCGGGGACGCGGTCAATGTCTTCCACCAGAGCACCATCCGGCATATCTCCTCCGTGACCCACATCCAGTCGGTCGGCCGGTTGGGCACAGATAGTCACCAAGGGGGAGCCTGGAACGTCTCGGCCGCCCAGTCTGGGTCGCTGACCGTGCAGGCCGCCCACCAAGGTGGCGAGTGGACGGTCGCCCATGTCTCGGGCGCGGTGCACGTCGCGGCCATCGCCCAACCCATTCATGTCGTCGGGGTCTCGATCGTCAACTCAACCTTCCCCCTGACCTGCCACTCCTCCCTGGCCTTCCACACCTCCGCGCGGGCGACCACCCTCGCGCATGCCAACTCCGGCATGAAGATCTACATCTGCGGCCTGCTGCTCATCATGCAGAGCGCGGACCAGGTTTCGATCGTCGAGGGTCAGGGGACGGCCTGCGGAACTGGGCGAACGGAGCTCATCGGTCATACCACGGCCGCGCTGTCCCTGCCAGCCACCGGCGGCTTCTCTACCATCCAGCCCTTCCCGTGGATCAACAGTAAGACGGCCGGTAATGCGGTCTGCCTCGTCAAAGGCAACGCGACGGCGCACGTCTCCGGCGTCATCACCTATAGAGGAGCCTCATAGAGCCATGCCCACCACCATCGACCGCTTCTTCGCCGTCGTACAACTCTGCCAGAACCTCTCCACGATGCAGAACAACATGCGTCGGAACGTGGTGATCATCCAGCAGGGGAAGGCGGCGGGAACCATCGCCACGTTCGCCGATGCCCAAAAGGCCGTGCGCGACCTCGGCGCGGCCTTCCTCCAACGCCTTGCCATGAACAAGGCCATCTATGATGCCTTCCCCACGGAGGTGGCCGCCGGATCGGCCGCCATCGGGATCGGGCTCACGGACATGGCCGATGTCCACGCGCTCCTGATGACCTGGGCCACGAATCTCAACACCGCAACGATCACCAACCAGACCCAGCTCGACAACGGCGTGGCGGCGGTGCTCGCCAACGTCCCAGTGGCAATGCTGCCCTTCTAACCATGGCGTTCGATATGGGGTTCGATTTCCGCGAGACGGCGGGCTATGTCACCGATCCGACCTACGCGGTCCCCGTCCTGGGGGAAGCCTACCCGCACACCTACACGAATGGGAACGGCGACAGTATCAATGCGGGATGGGTCAATGGGTTTCGGTCTAAAACCAACCGGGATAGCACGAAGGATGTCCGACTCGCTGGATTGAACAATGTCTATACGGATACGAACGGAGGCATCGGCGACTTCCGGATTGATCTAGCTAGCGGCTCGGCGCCTGGGGCGGGCACATACACAATAGACAATGCCATTGGGGCATACGATACCGCCTCCGCTGTTGATCTCGCAACACTCAAAGACAATACGACGGTCGTCCTTACGATGGTGTCGAGTTTTACGTCGACCATCGCGGGACATTTCCTTGATGCGACCGGGATGGATCGTAACCCAGGAAGCGGATCGTGGGATTCTGTTCGTACAACGGCATCGGCGACCTTCGCAACGACGACGGCGATTTGCCATATTGAAAATACCAGTGCCAGCGGCAACGCAGCGCAATGGGCCCACTTCCGCCTGACGCTGGAGGAAGTTCCTACGGGTCCGAGTAGTTTGCTTCTATTGGGCGTAGGAAGATAAATGGCTGACATCGCGTTGGGGGCTAGCATATATCGGGGCGCCCCATAGGTCATGCCCTACTACCTCGTGCCCTATGTCGGCACCGGACGCTCGGTCGTCGATCCGTTCCGGCCCGCGGGGATCGAAGGGGCAACCGGCTCCATCGACCTGCGCCCCGACGGCTCGGTCGCGGACGGCTTCGCCCTCGTCTCCCGCGAGGCTCGCGAGGACCACCCCGCTCGTGAATACCTGGGGGACAGCCTCGACGAGCCGACCGCTGGGGTCCAGAGACGCCTGGGGAACAAGCTCGGCCGGACCCTAGACGCCACCTCAGTGCGCGGCATGATCGCGGAACTGTTGATGGTCCACGGCGACGCCGCGGGGCGGACCCGCTGGAAGCCGCTCCGGCCAGCCGGCCCGCGTTACGAGATTTACCTGGGCGGGCTGATCTTCCAGCAGGCGGTTCTGGCCGGCGGCGCGTCCTACGCGGAGTCCTTCGACAAGGCCGACGCGGCCACCCTCGGCCCGGATCTAGCCTGGACGGAAGTCACGGGGACGAGCTGGGGGGTCACCAATAATCAAGCGGCGATCCAAGCGCTGGCCAATGACTCCCATGCCCGGGCCGAACACGAGACGAACACGCCCGACCAGTTCGGCGAGATCACGGTCTCCGCCATGTCAGAACTCGCCGGGGTCACCGCGCTTGGCGTGTTGCTCCGCTTCGCGTCGGCCTCCGATACCGCGTACCAATGGCAAGTCACGAAGCAAAGCAACGGGGTGGTGAACGAGCATGCGTGGGCGAAGTGGGTCGCGGGCACGGAAACGTATCCGCTGGGGACGATCAGCGCAGAGGATTTGGCGGTGGGCGAGGTACTCCGGGGCGAAGTCAATGGAAGCACGTTGACGGGCTACAAGAACGGCGTCAATCTCAAGCAGATCACGGACACGTCGATCACGGGAAACCTTCGCGCGGGGTTGCGCGGCATTGTCACGGTCTCGGGCGCCGCGCAAGGCGACGCCTTCTCCTTCGGGGATTTGAGTGAGGGTCCCCCAGTCGGCGGGCTGCTGCTGCTGGGTGTTGGACGCTGATTACCACGAGAAAGGAGTGACTCCATGACCGATCTCACCCTCGGCGCGAAACGCTACGATGGCGGCACCGGATCGGCCGTCTTCACGGGGATCATCCCGCTCAAGCCCGGCCAGCTCGTCGAGGCCGACCTGGCCACGGTCTCGCTCTGGGACGGCGCGCAGGAGATCGGCTGCACGGCCTCCGCCCTCTGGCCGCAGCACCCCGCCGACGGCTCCATGAAGGTGGTGCAGGTCGCGGCCACGCTGACCCTCGACGCGGGCGTCCAGAAAGACCTGACCCTGCGGCTCGGGCCGGCGCGCACGATCCCGGGCCCCATGCAGCCGACGATCGACGGGGCCTGGATGAAGACCCCGCGCCTGATCGGCTCCACGGATGCTGCGCATCTGTGCGCGAGTCGGGTCGCGCCGCTACCCCTCGTGCCGATCCCGCACCCGAACCTGCCGGCGGAATGGAATAACTTTCTCACCGCCGAATGGGACGACGCGAACGCGAACTTCCCGTCGTGGGGACGGGTCCGCGACGCCGTGGTGAACGAGACCGGCGGGTTTGGCGGCACCGCCAACTATGATGCGTTGCACGCCGTCTACTGCAAGTACCTCACGAGCGGCGAGCTGGATCGTCTCTGGTATGCCCATCGGCTCTCCCAGCAAGCCTTCCCCCTGACGATCGAGTCGGCGACCTACGGGGCTCCATCGGCGTCCGCCCCGGGGTATCAGACTCAGCAGGGCGCGGTCGTCTTTTACGGCGAGAACTATGAGGGACACGCGGCGGGCGAGTTGTTTCCGACCCTGCACGAGCCGTGGACCAACCTCCCCTTCCAGCCGATCGCCACGACCGAATGGAACTCGGGCATCTACCTCGACCTCTTCACCTGCTACTGCCTGTCCGGATGGGAGCAGGCGCGCGGGACCTTCCTCCAGTACGCCTTGCGGGCCTATGGGGCGGCGACGGGGTTCCCGGGGCCCGCGGTGGCCCGAGCCAACTATGCCGGACGCTTCGACTACCGGCTCCTGCGGGGCCTGGATCACCTGTACGCGCTCCTGACGCCGCCGATGGCGCTCTACTTCCACTACGCCTACGGGCGGATGCGGACGGTGCCGTCCCCGCGGACCAATCGGGCGGCGCATGTCCAGTGGCTCTCGGCGAACCATGGCGACAGCTACGCGGGCAGCACGTACAGTCGCGCCTATCCGACGAACCACTGGTGCTACGACTTGTGGTGGGGGTGGCCAGGCGGATTCGGCGTGGTCAACGACCCCAACATCGAAGGCTGCCATCTCTTCCAGCTTGGGTGCCAGCTCTTCAACGTCGCCACGATTTATCAGCACTTCAGTCAGGACGCCCGCATTCGGACCTACATCACGCGCACCGCTGCCGCGCTCCGGGATCTGACGACCGGCCCATTTACGATGACGGTGAATGGCACCCGTCAGGCGTATCGGCTGCCGTACTCCGAAATTTCAAGCAATCGCTCCGATACAGGGGCCACGAAACTCCCGGCTGGTGCGCACGATCCGTGGAGCATCGGCACGCTGCGCCTGTTCTACGTGCTTGCCCATCAGTTGACTGGCGACACGTGGTACCGCGATGTTGCGGATCTGCACGCGACGAAGACCGCGTTCTGCCTCTCCGACGGGGGACGCGCGGGGTCAGCCGGGTTCAAGGAACTCGGGGAATGCTGGAACCAGGCATTCCACGCGGCGGCCTATCGGGCAGGCGTGCCCCTCGGCGCTTGGGAGATCGACGGAGTCGTAGAACCGCCTCCACCTCCTCCTCCACCTCCCCCACCGCCCCCGCCGCCAACGAGCTTGTCGGCGGTCTATCTGGGGCAACCTGCCACGCCGCCTAGCGGAGTGCCCGTGTGCAACGGGCCAGTGATCCAACTCGACATCTCGGGGTTTCCCGCTGGGGTGCTGGGATGGCACATCCGCGACGTGCGGGCCTATCCGACCTTCGGGCTTCCCGCGGGGGGCGCAAACTGGTACACACCGGAGCAGAATCGTCCAGACTGTAAGATCCTCCCCGTCGCTGGGGACACGACTTCGCTGTACTTCCAGCACCCATTCTTCTCGCTAGCCCCCGAAGACCCCACGGCCTTCACGGTCGAAGCACTCGGCGCGGGCGGCTCGGTCCTGGCAACCGGGCAGACCACGGCGCCCACCATTACCGACACGGAACCGCCAGCCGCCCCGACGGGATTTAGTGTCGTGAGCGCGGTGTTCACCTAAACCCCAACACCAACAGGAGGACAGACCATGCCCTGGAATGTGCAAGCTGCCGTCAACCGCAGCCCCGTGCTCGATGCGGTCGGCTACAAGTGGTTCATGGACGGGATCGAGAAGGGCGACACACCGCAGACCCCAATCGGGACCGAGCCGAGCTTCACGTTCTCGTTTCCGGAGGCCGACCGGACCCCGCTGCTGGAGGTCGCCGTCTACGACGACGCAACGCCCACGCCGAATCTGAGTCCACGGGTCGGCCTCGCGCAGAACTTCGATGCCGCAGCGCCAGCTGCGCCCGAGAACTTCCGCTTCGTGTCCGCGGTCTTCGTTGCCTAACGGACTCACTCGCATCCTGATGGGTTGCGTACTCGTGGCGACCTTCGAGCAGCCGATCGGGCACTCGATGGAGGGGTTCGTGCTGAAGCATGTGGTCTACTGGTGCCAGCCTCAGTACGGGACCCCCAACCTCAAGATCGAGCGCCAGGTGGTCAACGGCCGGACCGGGCAGGCGATGGGCAGCAGCGACTGGAACTTCTACGAGGTCCCGATCAAGCACGCCGCCACGGAGTCGCCAGCCCCAGCCGACCATCAGAACGTGGCGCCATGAAGGTCCGCACCATCGGGCAGGCCGACATCGTCTCCATCGAGCGCGTCCTGACCATCGCGCTCGACGAAGACGAGTGCCTCCCCACGGGCGAGCTCGAGGAGGGGACATATGCGCTGGACAGCGCGGGCCGGGTCTGGCGGCTCTGCGAGACCGTGAGCGGCCTGGTGGAGCACTTCACCGAGTCGGACGGCGTCAAACGGCGCCGCGCCAAGCGGACATGAGCGTTCTCGACGAGATCGCCGACGAGGTCTTCCCTGCGGAGAAACCGACCGCATTCTCCGCACCCGCTGCGGAGAAACAGCCGGCCGCGACCGTCTCCGTCCTCGACGAGGTAGCCGACGAGGTCTTCGAGGGCAAGCCCCCGAAAGAGCCGGAGCCTGGGATCCTGTCCCGCGCTGCCTCAGCTGTGACCTCCGCTGTCAGAGAAGGGGTCTCGGCGACTCCGTTCGGGCGGGCTCTCGGGTTCAAGCCGACGGGCCCCGCGGTGGCCGCAGGCGCGGCCGCGCCGCCGAAGGACGTGGCGCTCCCGCAGGGGCCAACTCCGGAGGCGCTCAAGGCGACCGGTCGCTCAGCCTCGGTCATCCCGGAGCCGGTGGCGCCGCCGCCGCCCGTCCCGGTGAAGCTCGGCCCGGTGCCAGGCCTCGAGGCCGTGACCGCCGAAGCTCAGAAGGCCCCACTGCTCGAGCGCGTGTCGGGAGCCGCACCCGGAAGCCCGCTCCCGGTGCCGGAGCGCCCAGCGCCAGGCGGGATGCTCGGGCGAGCCGCCGCAACGGCCGGAGTCGTGGATCCGGAGACGGTGAGGCGCCGGGCCGCCGAGGCCGAGTTCGCAGCCTCCTCGGTCATGGCCAAGCCGGAAGGGGTCGATCCAGGCTGGTGGCAGGTGCAGCAAGACATCAAGCAAGCCCGGCGCGTCGTCAGCGCCATGCCGGACCAGTTCGCCAACCGGGTCCTCTTCGGGATCCCCAACGCGATCAAGGACACCTTCGGATTCGATAGCCCCCAGGCGCGGGCCCCGCAGTCCACCGCCGAGGCGATCACGGGCGGCACGGGTGACCTAGCCGGGTTCATCGTCGGCCCGGCCAAGGTGGCCCACGCGATGCTGGCCACCAACATCACCAAGGCCCTCGCACCGCAGGCCGGGAACGCGCTCGGGACCATCATGGCGAAGAGCATCGCCAACGAGGCGGCGACACTGGCCGTGGCCAGCGGCCTCGCGCACGCGGGCGACGTGACCCAGGCCGACAGCATGAAGGAGGCCTTCCATCAGCTGGGCGAGCACGTGAAGGGGGGGGCCATCCTCGGCGCGACCTTCGGGGGGCTCGGGAACGTCATCCCCGCCAACACTCTGATGCAGCGGGCCGCCCGCCTCGGCGTCGGCCTCGGGGTCCTCGACGTGGTCCAGGGCACGTCGATCACCGACGACCGGGCGCTCGCCCAGAAGGTGTACGACTACGGCCTGAACGTCTACTTCCTCTGGAAGGGCAAGGACCCGCGGGCGATCAAGGCATCGATCGAGACGGCGGCCGCGGCCCGGAGCAAGCCCGGGGCCGAGGTGACCCCGGAGCAGGTACTCAAGTCGGTCCTCGACAAGGCGACCGAGCGGGCCGCGAAGCTGAAGGACGAGCCCGCCGCGCCCGGGGCACCGGCACCGGACCGGAGCGCGGAGCTCTCAGCCATCCTCGCGGAGGAGCTTGCCGCCGCTACGGCCCCGCTGAAGAGCGCCGCCGAGGTGGCCGTCGAGAAGACTGGGGGCCAGATCATCTCGGCCCCGGCTGGCGCGGCCGCGGCGGCGCCGGAGATCGTCCTCGCCGGCGGGCCGCGCCCCGCCGCCCGCCCAGCCGCCCCGCCTCGGCCGACACAAAACGTCGGCATCCCCGGACAAGTGCCGACAATTGGTGCCGGCCCCGTCCGGATCCTGGGGCCCTCCGGGCGCCCGGTGGACGCCATCCCGGCCCCGGTCGAAGGCCTGAAATCGGCCCAGGATCTTGCCGCGGAGCGGGCGAAGGGGATCAGCCGTCCGGCCCGCCCCGCGTCCCAGGCGCCCCCCGCCGCGGTCCCGGAGGTGCCGTCTGGCGCCACGCCCGCGGTCGCCGCAGCGTCAGCCGACCGCCCGGTGCCGAGCCTGTCCTTCAAGGACTACGTCGAGGTCTCGGGCAAGAAGTGGCCGCTCACCTCGAGGGAACCGGACTACGCCCGCCTCCGCTTCGAGTTCGACGACATGAAGAAGGGCCTGTACGAGGCCCGGCCCGTGGGGGACGGCCGGTGGGCGGTCATCAACCGGAAGACCGGAGAAGAGGTGGACCACCTCCCGAGCGGGGCCAAGGCCCAGCTGGAGAGCAACCGCCTGAATGTCGTCGTCACGCTCGACGCCTGGCGGAACGCCCAGGTCCCGCAGGCCCCGGTCCGGATGGTCCTCCCGGAGCGTAAGGCCGACCTCTCGGCCAAGCCCGCGCCGGAGCCGACGGTGGAACCCGGATCCGCGGCCGCCCAGCAGAAGGAGACGGAAGCCGCACTCACCGGTCCGAAGCCCAGCGCCGAGCCGCCAGCCCCGGCCAAGGCTCCAGCCCCGCCGGCCGCGAGCGTGCTGATCGGCAAGACCCAAGAGATCCGGGTGCCGGCCGGGAGCAAGTACCAGATCCGGTACGAGGTGGTCGAGGCCGACTCAATGATCCCGTCCCACGACCCGCGGACCTTCGCCAAGGACCCCCGCTACCCGGAGGGGGTGCAGAACCGGCCCTACCACTCCGACAAGAGCGAGCAGGCGAAGGTCATCCGGCAGGGGCAGGACTTCGAGCCGCTCTTCCTGGTGAGCCCGCAGCCGAGCTCTGGCGGTACGCCGATCATCGCCCCCGACTCCAACGTGGTCCTCTCGGGCAACAGCCGGACGATGTCGCTGCTCCGGACCCGCGGGACCGAGGCCTACGACCGCTACAAAGCAGCGCTGGCCGAGATGGCCCCCGCGCTCGGCCTGAAGGCGGAGGACCTCGCCAAGGTCCAGAACCCGGTGCTGGTCCGCCGCTTGGTCGGGACGGACACCACGCCGGAGTTCTACCGACGCTTCGCCGAGGAGACGAACCAGGGCTTCAAGAAACCACCGAAGCCAGATGAAGAATATCTGGCGGGGGGACAGCGGGTCGCGGAAGAGGAAGCGCCTTACGGGGCGAGCGGCTCGCCGGAGGGCGAGAAGCCGCGCGCAGCGAGTGCGTCGGACGACAGGATCGATCCAGAGCCCCAGTCATCCCAGGAACCCTTGACCCAGGCCGAGGTCTTGGGGTCCCAGCGCCGGACCGACGCGCCCCCGTCAGGGGTTTCGACGACCCGCGACAGAGTTCCTTCAGAGAGAGTGATCGAGGAGAAGACCGCAGGGAGTGCCATAGCTGCCACCTCCACCCCAAGTGTAAAGCAGCCCGTGCGGACGGTCAATGAGCTTCTCAAGATCGCGGTCGAGCATCAGCCGGGGGTGACCGGGAGCCTCAAGGACGCGATCCGCGACATTCCCGGCGCGGAGTTCCTGAGCGCCCGCATCAAGGCCCTGGATTCCATCGAGGCGAAGACGGTACGGAAGGATGCCGACGCCGACGCCCTCCACGACTATCTCGGTGCTCGCATCACGGTGGCCACGCCAGAGGCGCTCGGGCGAGTCGTTGACGCCATCGAGCGCCGATTCCGCACCGTCGAGAAGGACGACAAGCGCGAGGCCCCGACAGCATGGGGCTATCGCGCCATGCACCTCGACATGAAGACGCCGGACGGCTTCATCTTTGAAGTGCAGGTGCTCCCGAAGGAAGTCGCGGTGTACCAGGACCTCAAGCCGAATGGCGGCCACGTGCTCTACAAACGATGGCAGGGCCGAGACGATCTCACGGTCGCGCAGCGTGACCAGTTCGCCGCCGACATGGCCGAGAGCAACGCCCGATACCAGGCGGCCTATGATGCCTGGCGGGGGCAAGGGCGCGTGGCCGAGAAGCCGGCCGAGTACACGCCCGAGAAGGCGCCAGAGCCGGAGCTCCCAGACTACGACCTTCCGCCGGTGAGCATGGCCGAAGTGGCCGATGCGGGCGGCGGCCGCGGGGTCGCTCGCGCTGCGGGCGGCCTGCTCATGCGGATGGTCGGCGGGGTCGCCGAACCCAAGGCCGGCTACGGTAGTGTCCAGATCCGGGCCGCGTCCTACCGTGACAAGCCAGGATTCACCATCTCAGGCACCGACACGCAGGGCCGGTCAGTGAAGGTATTCTCGGAGCACCGCCACGTCGCCGAGCACATCCGCGGCAAGATTCTCCGTGGCGAGGAAACCATGGCCCGGGACTTCGACCCGGAGGGACCCGCTCGCAGCGGCAGAGTGGCCGAGCCCAAAGCCCTCACCGAAGGTCAGCCACTCTTCAGCCCGGAGTCGCCCTACGCGGCGAGCCAGGCCAAGGCCCGGAAGGGCGCGACGACGGCCGACCGGGAGACCGCGCAACTGGCGCTCTTCGACCTCGATCAAGCGGCGAAGCAGCCGGTCGAGTCGATCGTGGAGAAGAAACACGCGGAAAGGGCCACCAAGCGTCCCCTTCGGGGCGAGAACGCGGGGGCCGGGGTCCGGACCGTGTCGCGGACGATCGACGAGTTCAAGGACAAGGGCTTCATCGACTTCCGCGGGCAGACCGTGCGCGAGGGGCCGGAGGGCCTGCGCGACCTCGCCGTCATCGGCCAGATCGCCCGGGACCCGCGCTACGAGACCTTCCGGTACTTCTACACCAAGGGCGACACGATCGTCGGGAGCGAGGCGTTCTCGAGCCGCCTGCCCGGGGCGACCAACATCCACGAGGGGGTGCAGAGGCAGCCAGCGGGCGGGTTTGGGATGGCCGAGGTTGACCTCGAGATCGCCCGCCGCCGGACCGACCAAGCCAAGAGCTTCGCTGGCATGCGTCGCCGGATGGAGCGCCTCGGGGCCGACGGGTACTATGTCATGCACAATCACCCGAGCGGGCGGGCCGAGCCGTCCCGTGAGGACCTCAATACCACCGAATATCTCGCCAGCAAGGTCCCGGGGTTCAAGGGGCACGTGGTCATCGACTCGGGAGAGTACGCGAGGATCGTACTCTCGGACCGTGGCCATGCCGTTGCCACCGTGGAGCGCCTCGACGCCCAGCGCCTCGACGCCCCGAAGGCCGAAGATCCGCTGCTCCGGCGCGTCGGGACCCAGAAGATCCTGAGCGCCGAGGATCTCGCCCAGATCGGCCGGAACCTGAAGACCCCCGAGAACTACGTGAGCCTCGTGCACGGGGACGCGAGCGGCGCCGTGCGGGCCGTCCAGGAGATGCCGGTCAACCTGTTCATGCGGGAGACGGAAGCCCAGAACTTCATCCGGGGGCAGCAGCGCGCGTTCGGGGCGAGCTCGACCTTCGCGGTGTTCAAGCCGACCGGCATGACGCTCGACCAGGCCCGCCAGTACATCCGGCAGGGGGTCCTCACGGATGCCATTGCCCCCGGGGCCCCAGCTGCCGAGAGCGCCCTGAACGTCCTCCAGGGCCGCGGGGAGATGCCGATCTCCGGGACCCCGCGCGAACCCGAGCGGGACCTCCGGACGGTCCGGGTGCAGGAAGAGAGGGAGCCCTACGGCGACTTCGAGCGCCTGAAGCCGGAGACCAGGCAGAAACTGGTGGACTTCGGCCGCGATGTCCTCAAGGACAACAAGACCGACTTCGCGTCCTGGTCGAAGGCGATGCGGGAGAAGCTCGGTGAGAAGTCCGCGGGCACCCTCCCGGGCGCGTGGTCCGCGCTCATGCAGGAGCAGGCCCGCACCCAAGCGAAGCCCACCGCGAGACCGACGGAGGGGAAAGGCGGCAAGCCGCCGGAACCACCGCAAGACATCCCGCGCTCGGCCCCGCCGATCGAGCCCGCGCCAGGCCTCTCAGAGCCGCAACTCAAGCTCGGCCTGCACAAGGACCTGCTCGACGCCGCGGAGAGCCTCTTCAGGACTGGCAAGATCGAGCGCGACCCGACCCAGCTCCTCTCCGACCAGATCCTCGACGCGATCCGCGACGAGAAGATCCGGGTTGAGGATCTCGTGGGGGAGTTTGACCGGCGCAACGTGAACGTGGGCGACTTCTTCCGGTCCTCCGTCAGCAACGCAGCCCGGCGCATGGGGGCCCTGGGCCTCTTGCAGCAGCGCATCAACCGCCTTGAGGCGGAGCTGGCCGGCGCGGGGGCGCCGCCGAAGGGGCCGCGCCGACCCGGAGACCCCGACGAGCCGGAGCGCCTCCAAAAGATCAAGACCATCGGCGACCTGCTCGACGTGGCGCGGGCCATCGACCCCGTCACGCAGCGGGGGCCCTTCGGGGGCGGCAAGCCGATGGCCTGGTGGCGCCGCGCCGACAACATCCAGCGCGGGATGCTGGTGACCAGGCTGTCTACGGCCACGTGGAACTTTGGGACGCAGGTGGGCCGGCTTGGGATCGACGTGCTGGACCAGGGGATCCAGGGTGGCCTTCAGCGGGCCTTCGGCAAGGAGGTCACCGCGCATCCGGCCGACAGCTTCCGGGCGCTGATGGAGGTGTTCGCCCAGGCCAACCCGGCCGAGCACAAGCGGGTCCGCGGACTGGTCGATGCGCTCCTGGAAGGGCTCCCGCGGGAGCAGGATCGGCTCTTCAACAACTACTCGGCCGATGTGCAGCGGGTGGCCAAGACGCAGGGCGCCGAGAAGATCGCCGAGAAGGCCTTCGGGGTCGCCGAGAAGACCGTCGAGACCCTGAACATCTTCAACCGCTTCCAGGAGTACGTGGTGCGGCGGGCGGTGTTCCAGGCCGAGCTCGACGCCAAGCTGCGGGCTCGCGGCATTGACATCGAGGTGGCGGCCAAGGACGACGCGGTCCGTCGCAAAATCCCGATCACCGACATCCGGGACGCAATCCAGAGGTCCCTCGAGTTGACCTTCTCCGAGGCCCCGGCCTTCGGGTCGCCAGGCTACAACTTCGTCAAGTGGATGAACGGGGTCCCGGGGTTGAGTCTGCTGACCGGCATCCGGTTCCCGCGCTTCATGGTCAACAGCATCAAGTTCTTCTTTGAGTTCAGCCCGCTGGGGTTCACCAAGATGATCACCCCGGCCGAACGGGCCAAGTTCCGGCAGGGCGACATGAAGACCATCAGCCGCGCGACCCTCGGCCTCGGCCTGCTCGGCGCCGCCTATCTGATCCGCTCGCAACAGGACGACGACACCAAATGGAACGAGATCCGGCTCCCCGGCATGGAGGACGCCATCGACATCCGGCGGGCGAACCCCTTCGCCGCGTACCTCTTCGTGGCGGACCTCGCCCACCGGGCGATCAATGGCAGGCTCTACGGGGGCAACATCGCGGCCGAGACGGCCAAGGCCGTGCTGGGCGTCAACGTGCGCGGCGGGACCGGGCTCCAGATGATGGACCAGCTGGTCGATGGCCTGCGGGACATCGGCGACACCCGGGGGGCGAGCAAGTACGTCCAGGAACTTGTGGGGAACACGCTGGCCGGATTCCTGACGCCCCTCAGCCAGTTGGCGGACGTCTACGGCGAGTTCGATCCGGAGACACGGATCATCAGGAACACCCGCGAGGTTCCCTTCTGGGGTCCGATGAAGCGGAACCTGCCAGCCCCGGTGGCCGACATGCTCCCCGGCGGCCTCCCGTCCGAGCGCTCGAGTCCGACCACCACCGAGCCGCAACTCAAGGGTGGGATCAAGGGATTGTTCGGGGTAGCGACCAGGCCGAAGAACGATTTCGAGAAGGAACTCGACCGCCTCCAGTTCTCCTACCGGAACGTGCTGCCGAGCCAAGGCGACCCCCGCCTCGACAACATGCTGGCGGCGAAGATGGGCCCGCTGGCCGAAGTGGAGGGGGGGCGGCTCGTGAATTCGACCCGCTTCCAGGGCTTGGGCGAGATCGGCAAGCGCCTCGCGTTGACGGCCTACCTCGAGCGGCTCCGGAAGAAGGCGAAGGCCAAGGCGATGCTGGACCGGGAGTACCGAGAGATAGCCAGGGAAGTGAAGGCCGGCGTCTCAAAGGAAAGGCTGAAAGAAATGGCCAAAGAGGAAAAGGCCGGTCTGCGATGACACCACCCAACGGCGTCAACGGGAGTGCTGGCGGGCCCTGGTGGGCGCGGCTGCTCGTCTCGTCATCGGCCCCGACCATCCTGTTGGCGGCCGTGCTGGGGCTGATCCCCGGTGTCCGGTCACCGCTCGACCAGCGCGAGAGCTTCGCCGCCCACCGAATCGAGACACGTCGGCTCATCGAGGTCTTCGAGCTCACGTGCCGCGGGGTCTGGCGTGGCGACCCCAGCCGTCAGGACGACTGCACCCGGGCGTCCCTCGGGCTCCTGCGCGAGCAGAAGGAGGCGCCATGACGCCTAGCTCGCTCAGGGAACAACTCGTGAGGGACGAGGGGGGCTACAGGCGTTTTGTCTATGACGACAAGGACGCCACCAAGAAGCTCGGGCTCGGCTACACCCTGAAGGGCATCCCGACCATTGGAGTAGGCCGCAACCTCCGCGACAAGGGCATCTCCCACGCCGAGTCGGACATCCTACTCGACAACGACATCACGGCGGCCAGCGCCGAAGTCTCGGCAGAAATCCCGTGGTCGATCGTGAGCCTCGACGAGATCCGGCGCGAGGTGCTAATCAATCTGTCCTTCAACATGGGCATCGCTGGGCTCATCACACAGAACCCGAAGTTCCTGGCCGCGCTCCAGGCGGGGCGCTGGGAAGAGGCTGCGGCCGAACTCCTCGATGGGCCCTACAAGAAACAGGTCGGGCCGAGGGCCTACCGGCTCGCGGAGCAAATTCTGTCCGGAGTCCGTCAGTAAATGGGTTGTCGGGTTGACAGCCCGGTCGAGGCGCCCTATTGTGGTCCGCGATGCCCGCTCCAAAACGGAAGCGGAAGGCCAAGCCCGAACGGATCTGTCCGCGGTGCAAGACACCGGGGATGCTCGCCTACAGGCCAGACGAGAACCGATGGCGCTGCACGGGGCCAGGCTGCGGGTGGTCAGACCGCCCAGCCCGGTAGTAACGCTCGATGACGGTTCACGGCGACCCTCGCCAGGACCGTCTGATGCGCCGCCGCCAGTTCCAGCCCGACGGGTGGGACCACGACCGATCAGACCGGAACCGCCTCTTGGCGGGCGGACTCTGTACCGGGCTGGTGTGCCTCGTGGCACTGATCCGATGGCTCTGCTCCTAGCCAAGGCGCTCGCGGAGCCGGGCCACACGCGCAAGACCAAGCTCACCGGCCTCACCGGGCTCGGCGTGAAACCGCCGCACCGGAGTACCGAGGGACTCATTCAGCGCCAGCTGGAGATCGCCCCGGTTGCCTGCCCGCGCTGCGAAGGCCGGGTGATGCAGCCACTCTGCCGGACGTGCGATGAACCGACCCGGGGCTACGTCGTCTGCCAGAACTGCGGAACCGGGGATCACCTCGACCGCCGAGTCTGGTGTCAACTCTGTGGATGGGACAGCTTTTTCGTCAGGGGGTAAAAAACCAACCGTGCAGATCCGAACGCACAAGATGAAGTCGGCGACAACAGAGGCCACGGTTTGCGCTTTAGGAGACATTCAGTGGGCTGGCGACGAGGAGGACATCGCTTACGACCTCCTCGAGGAGCACATCGGCAACTGCCTGGCACAGAAGAACCCGCTCTTCGTCGGGATGGGGGACTACGGCGACTTCGCCTCCCCCTCGACGCGGCGGGCGCTCGAGGACCACGTCAAGTACGACACCGCCCGGAAGGTCATCGCCGACGCCACCAAGTTCCTGATGGACGACCTCTACAAGCGGCTCCTGAAGCCGACCCGCGGGCAGTGGCTCGGGCTGACCGAGGGGCACCACCACCACCCCGCGACGATCGGCACTCTCAAGGACGGCTCGGCCGTCACGATGGACTCGGACGTGTATCTGGCGAAGATGCTCGAGGCCCCATGGCTCGAGGAAATGGGAATCATCAAGCTGGTGTGGCCGGGCGGCGGGGTCTTCCGGATCATGGCCTTCCACGGCTCCGGCAACAGCGTCTTCCCGTGGGGCCCGCTCATCAAGCTCTACCGTCTCATGCCCCACTTTCACGTCGATCTGCTCCTGATCGGCCACCAAACCAAGAAAGCGGTGGGCGAGGTGGACCGGCTCGAGTTCCCAGTGGAGAGCGACGAGATCCACCACAAAACCATCAAGATGGTCGGCACCGGGGGGTGGATGAAGGGGTACATCAACGGCCGGCGGACCTACGTGAGTCAGTCGGGGCTCGGACCCGTGGCGCTGGGCCAGCCGATTGTCCACCTCCGCCCCCGGATCAGAAAGGGCCGGTGGGATTCGGGGATGACGGTCGAGATGTGATGCCCCACTGGCGCACCCTGAAGAAGCCCGGCGAGTGCTACTACACGGCAGGGTGCCGGCGCCCAGCCCGTGAAGGGAAGCACTACTGCTGGCACCATCAGGCCATGACGACCAGGCAGCAGAACGCAGCGAGACAGCTGCGGAGGCAACTCGGTCTTTGTATCTTCTGTCTGGAGCGGGCGGCACCGGGGTTCAGGCGGTGCCCGGCACACCTGGGCGACAGCAAGAAGGACAACGCAACGCGACGCACCAAGCGGGTGAAGGCGAGGGGTTGGAGAATGGTCCGCGTTTCGGTATGACGGGAGGCCCACCATGGAAGACGAAGAGACGACCACCGGACCGTGCCCGGCCTGTGACGCCGAAGCCGCCGCCTGCTCGGCCTCCATCTACATTGCGACATGCCACCGCCACCGAAAGAGGCCCCGACGTCGTCGCCGTCGGTGAGTCGATAGAAGTTCGCTTGGCCTCGCCGGTCGGGGCCCACTCGCTACCCTACCCGGAGGAGCTCGCATGGATCGGGTTCACGATTCTGGGGGAAGACCCTCGCTACCCGTCGGCCTGGATGTACCGAAGGCTTGCACGGGATGCGGAGCGGAGAAGCCCCTAGCCGAGTTCTATAGCGACAACAGAACCGCGGACGGGCGCGGCACGCGATGCAAGGTCTGCCACGAGGCCCGGTACAAATCCTGGAAGAGGGCAAACCAGCAGAAAGTCTCGGGCTACAACGCGAAATGGTGGCAGGAGAGCGGGGCCCGCTACGCCCGCTATGACATGACCGAAGCCGAGTACCGGGCCATGTTGGCCAAACAAGGAGGTCTCTGTGCTATCTGCCGACAACCAGAGAGGATCATCATTCGAGGGCGCGTCCGACCACTCCAAATCGACCACAGCCACGGTCACAACCGAGTCCGTGGGCTTCTCTGTTCTGCCTGCAACACCGGAATCGGGAAATTCAGAGACAGTCCAGATCTCCTTGAGGTTGCCGCCGAATACCTCCGCACATCCGTCCAGCCTACGGTTTTACCGATTGCTGGGTGAGCTCGCGGCACTCCATGCGAGGAAGCAGAGGGACTACGGCCGGGGGGATGACCCGTTCGCCAACGTCCGGGCCTCGGAACACTTCGGGGTGCCGGGCTGGATCGGGGCCATCATGCGAGGCCACGACAAGATGGTCCGGATTCAGTCGCACTGCCTGAACGGCTCCCTCGCCAATGAGAGCCTTGAGGATTCTCTCCGGGACCTCGCCGTCTACGCCATCATCGCCCTCGTCCTGCGCGAGCAGCAGTTGGCAGGTTGACAAACCAGACAGCGTAGCCGTAGTCTATCGGGCATGTCAGTGGTAGCCGACGATATGCGGGCGATGGCAAGCGCACCGACAGCCACGCTGCGGGCCTTCCAGAACCTCAACCTAGCGGTTCACGGGGTTCGCGTTCGCAAGCCGAAACAACCGCACAGATCGTGGGCGAAGACACCACGAGGTCGAGCCGCCACCAAGGTTATCGGGCGTCGGTACTATCGACGCCACCGGGACCGTAGGCAAGCGCATACGGCCAGACTCAGGATGCAGCGCGAGTTTGGGTTGACCCCAGAAGGCTACCAAGTGCTTCTTGAGAAACAGGGTGGGGGATGTGCCCTGTGCGGGAGGCCACGCGGCAAGAGAAGGCTATCCATCGACCACGACCACGCGAGGCCCGGAACGCATCGCGGGATCCTCTGTCAGGGATGCAACACCGCGCTCGGGTATCTTGAGAATGAGGCATGGTTGGCGGTGGCCGGCCAATACCTTGAGATCCATAGGTGATGGAGCCGCGCAACATCACTCTGCGGGATGCCACGCTCGACGACGCAGCGTTTCTCTTCGCGCTCCGCACCGATCCCGACGTAGTCGCCAACTCCAACCGCACCGCGCCGCCCAACCTCGAGGACCATACCGGCTGGCTCCGCAAGGCGCTGGAGAACAACTGGGTCCGGCTCTTCATCGTCGAGGACGAGGGGCCGCGGATCCTGCCGATCGGCCAATGCCGGCTCGACGTGTCCTACGACGGCGTCACCGCCGAGGTGAGCATCGCGCTCATCCGGGCGGCACGAGGGCAGGGGATCGGGACCGTCGTCCTTCGACACCTCGCCCGCGAGGCCAGCGCCGGCCACCTCCGGTGGCTCGAGGCCGTCATCAAGGACACCAACATCGCCTCGAAGAAGGCGTTCCTGAACGCCGGCTACTCCGTCGAGGAGATCAAGGACGGGATCGTGCACATGGGACTGAAGTGCGCGTCGTAGTCACGGGCGGCACTGGAAGTCTCGGGCGGGCACTTCTCCGCAGGATCGCCGTCGAGGGCAAACCGAAGATCGGGGTCATGTATTCCCGCGACGAACTCAAGCAGGCCCAGGTCCTCGAGGGCCTCGATCACCCTGACAACATCCGGGCCTGCCTCGGGGACGTGCGGGACGTCGATCGGCTGAAGATGGCCTTCCGGGGTGCCGACGTGGTGATTCACGCCGCCGCCCTGAAGCGGGTGGACGCCGTGGCCAGCCACGCCGACGAGACCGTTAAGACGAACATCCTCGGGACCCTCAATGTCTGCCGGGCGGCGATGGACTGCGCTGTCGGCCGGGTCCTGCTCATCTCGAGCGACAAGGCCGTCCTCCCGACCAACTCCTACGGCGCCAGCAAACAGATGGCCGAGTGGGTAGCCACCGGGTTCAATACCTACTCGGTGCCAGCCGGGACCCGCATTGCCAGCATTCGGTACGGCAACGTCCTGGGGAGCCGGGGGAGCGTGGTCCACATCTGGCGACGAGCGATCCGCGAGAACCGGCCGCTCCCGCTGACCAGCATCGGCGCGACCCGATTCGTCATCACGATGGGCTATGCCCTTGACTGCATCGGCGAGGCCCTCGAGGTCATGCAGGGCGGGGAGATCTTCGTGCCACACCTCCCCTGGTGTTACGTGCAGGACATCGGGCTAGCGATGGGGGTGTCCCAGCAGGCCTTCGAGCTCGTCGGGTTTCGGCCAGGCGGGGAGAAGGTCCACGAGCAGCTGCTCTCCGACGACGAGCGCAGCCGGTGCAGCGAGACAGGCCAGTCCTACGTGGTCCTGCCGCACATCCGTAGCTGGGGGGTCAAGAAGGAGTGGGTCTATTCCCACTCGATCCCGGAGTACGTGAGTGGGAGCGAGCGGATCCCGCGGTCCTCTGTCGCCAGCCTCGCCCCGCTGATCGCTGCGGTTCCCGAAGAGGGGGCGTTCTGATGCGGACCCTGGTTATCGCCGAGCTCGGTTCTTGCCACGACGGCAACCTGACCACAGCCGCCCGGATGATCCTCGACGCCAAGGAGGCGGGCGCCGACTACGCGAAGCTCCAATACTGGTCAAGCGCCCAGCGGCTCGCCGAGCGCCGGAAGAGCGGCGCCCGCTACCAGGTGATCTACGAGCAGTATCAGATCGGGACCGGCTGGCTCGATACCCTAGCCGCAGTGGCCGACACGGCCGACATCGGGTTCATGTGCACCTGCTACCTCCCGGAAGACATCCCGGTGGTGGATCCCTACGTGGACCACTTCAAGGTGGCATCGTTCGAGGCCGCAGACATGGCCTTCATCCGGGCCCACTACGCCTACGCCCAGCGCAACCGTGACCGCTGGATCATCGTCTCGACGGGTCTCCAGGACGACGACACACTCCGGCCGCTCATGGCCGAGCGGGAGGCCGCCGGGAATCGTGGAGCCCTGTCGGTCACCATGAAACTGCTCCATTGCGTCAGCGCCTACCCGGCCCCGCCCGAGAGTCTCGCTATGCGCCAGATCCGGACGATGCGCTTCGACGGATTCTCCGACCATGCCGCCGCCGGGTGGATCGCCTCCGGCGCGGTGGCAGTAGCCCTCGGAGCGCGGATCCTTGAGGTCCACATCCGGCCAGCGACGATGGACGAGCAGAACCCCGACGCCCCGCACGCGCTCCTGCCAGGGCAGTTCCGGCGCTATGTGGAGCATGTCCGGACGGCCGAGGCGGCGATCGGTGAGGAATCGTGGCGCCAACAGCACAACCCAGCGGAGGACGCGATGCGAAAGTACAAGGTGAAGCCGTGAGCAGCGACTCGGTCATCGGATTGATCCAGGCCCGGATGTCCAGCACGCGCCTCCCTGGGAAGGTGCTGCGCCTGATCGAGGGGGTGCCCACGATCGGCCGGATGGTGCAGCGGTTGAGCTACTCCAGGACCCTGAGCGGGATCATCGTGGCCTGCTCGGTCAACCCGGCCGACGACCCGATCGCCGCCTACTGCTCCCAGAACCGGATCGCCTACGTGCGCGGGCCCGAGAAGGAGCTCGACCAGCGGCTCCTCCTGGCCCTCAACCACATGAACGGGGATGCGCTGGTGCGGATCACCGCGGACTGCCCGCTGGTGGACCCGGCCCTCCTCGACATCCTGGTGACCATGTGGATGAACGGCACCCCAGGGATCCCAAAGGCGCCTGACTACGTCAGCAACGTCTACCCCAACCGGACCTACCCGGACGGGCTCGACCTCGAGGTCATCAGCCGGGACGCGCTCAAGTTCATCATCAACAAGGTGGACGGCGACCCGTGGGACCACGAGGCGCTGACCACGAACGTCTGGAAGCACCCGCACCTCTTCCAGGGGGTCCAGTCGCTCGATCACACCGAGAACCTCGGCGAGCTCCGGTGGACGGTGGACCGGCCGGACGATCTGTACTTCGTGCAGTGGGTCTACCGGAACCTGCCGGACGGGTTCGGGTGGCAGGAGGTTCTGGCGCTCAAGAACGAGTACAGATCGGA